AAAAAAGGAGTTCGTGGTATGGAAGGTTCTTTGGAAGCTGACGATGAAATCTTCGAGAACTCACCAATCATCATCAAAGATAAGTATGCAGTATCAGGTTCTGATATGGCTCAAATCGGATGGGTTGAGGTAACAACTGAAAACGGTGCAAGCGGATACCTATGGTATTTGAAATCAGAGCACGAAACAAGACTTCGTTTTGACGACTACTTGGAGACTGCAATGATTGAAGCAGTTCCTGCTGAAGCAGGTTCAGGTGCTGCAACACAAGCAGTTAACGACCAAGTTGGTGACAAAGGTTCTGAAGGTGTATTCTACGTAGTAGAAAACCGTGGTAACGTTTGGGGCGGTGGATACCCTGACTCATTGACTGAGTTTGATACCATCGTTTCTCGTTTAGACAAGCAAGGTGCTATCGAAGAGAATGTATTATTTGTTGATAGAGATTTCTCTTTCGGTATTGATGACTTCTTAGCAGGGTTAAACGGTTACTCTAACACGGGTGCTGCTAACTTCGCATCTTTCGGTTTGTTTGACAACGACAAGGATATGGCGTTGAACTTAGGTTTCACAGGTTTCCGTAGAGGATATGACTTCTACAAGTCTGATTGGAAATACTTGAACGACCCTACAATGCGTGGTGATATGTCAGGTGCAGCCGGTTCAGGTAAAGTAAGTGGATTGTTAGTTCCTGCAGGTTCTACTTCTGTTTATGACCAAATCCTTGGTAAGAACGCTAAGAGACCATTCTTACACGTTCGCTACCGTGCTTCTGAAACTGAAGACAGACGTTACAAAACTTGGATTACAGGTTCAGCAGGTGGTGCAATGAATAGCGACCTTGATGCAATGGAAGTACACTTCCTTTCTGAAAGAGCGGTATGTACCCTTGGTGCAAACAACTTCTTCTTGTTCTCAGAATAAGAGGTTTAATATTGGGGGAGTGTCTTTAAAGACACTCTCCCTTTTTTTAATTTTAATAATATCTAATTATGAAAAAAACAACAAAGTCAGTAGACCGTGTCTACAAGTTAACAAGGGATGCAGCCCCTTTATCTTACACGCTGCCAACACGTAACTCACGTAGATTCCCATTAATGTATTTTGATGAGGATACAAACACTAACAGAGCGCTTAGATACGCAAGAAACCAAAAGAGTCCATTTGAGGACGAGCAGGATGGTAATTCTATATTAGACCCTGTAATCTTTATTGATGGTATGTTGCAAGTTCCAAGAACTAATCCTGTACTTCAGGCATTTTTAAGTTATCATCCATTGAATGGTAAAAGATTCGTAGAGGTTGATAATGAGAAGGATGCTGCACAAGTTGTAGAGAATCTCAACTTGGAGGTTGATGCACTTATTGAGGCAAGAGGTCTTGACTTGGAAACGATTGAAAGTGTTTCAAGAGTTTTATTCGGAGGTGACACATCTAAGATGTCAACTGCAGAATTGAAAAGAGATATCTTGGTTTACGCTAAGAGAGAGCCTGAAGATTTCTTAAACGTACTTAATGACCCTATGCTAAAGCTACAGTCTAAAGTTCATAGTTTCTTCGAGAACAATCTCCTTACATTTAGAAAAAACAAAAAAGAGGTTTGGTACAACACAAGTTCTAATAAAACAAGAATGCTTGTAGTACCTTATGGTGAAGACCCTTACTACTTAGTGTCTTCATTCTTATCAAGTGATGATGGTATTGAGAGTCTAAAGCTGCTTGAAAAAATGTTGGATTAACCAACTCCTATTATAGGTTATGAGAGGGGGGTCTGTTTTCAGACCCCTCTTTTTTTTTACTTATCTTTGTAAAAAAGTTTACGATGATAAACACAGTAAGAAATACAGTTCTGTCTGTGCTCAATAAAAATAACTACGGATACCTATCGCCATCGGACTTTAACTTATTCGCTAAGCAGGCTCAGTTGGATTTGTTTGAAAGTTATTTTTATCAGTACAACTATCAGATTAATAAAGAGAATGCTCGTGCCTCAGGTACAGGGCTTGCGGATATAACGAAGGGGATTGAAGAGGAGTTGAATATTTTCTCTGTTTCTGCAGGGTTGTACAATCAGAGTGATAATGTATATTTCACACCATCACCAACCACAACAGGTAGTGATTATTACTTATTAAATAAGGTATTGATTTATGATACCGTATTAGATGAAGGAACAACCACGGGTACTGTTGGTGGTCAAAATAAATTGATTGACTCTGCAGCAGATTTTACCGTAGATGTTCAGGTAGGAGATATAGTAGCAGTTGAGAACTCAGGAGTTCAGTATGTTAATGTTTTATCTATAGATAATGCTAACGAACTAACTGTATCTGCATCAGTAATTAATGCTATTGGTTTACCATACGCTATATACAGAAGAGGTACAAGAATGAATGAGGTAGAGAAGGTAACCCATAGTAAGATTACTATGTTAAACAATTCTCATCTAACATCTCCTAACACCACATTTCCTGCTTACACTACGGAAGGCAGCATAATGAATGTATTCCCTGAATCTGTTGATTCTATTGGGAGAGTGATGTGTCAATATATAAGATACCCAAGAGACCCTAATTGGACGTATGTTTCATTAGCTAATGGTGAACCTGTATACGACCCATCTCAACCTGATTTTCAAAACTTTGAATTAGCGTTAGACTCTGAGGCTGATTTAGTTTTGAAGATATTACAGTACGCAGGTGTGTCAATTAGAGAGGCTCAGGTTTATCAGTTTGCTCAGGGAGAAGAAACACAAACTAACCAAGAACAATCATAATGGCATATATATCAGAATATCAGTATTACGAGAATAACGGGCTAACGCCTGAAGATGCTAATTGGGGTTCATACCAATATGTTAGCCTGTACGATATCGTCAACAACTTTATGTTGATGTATGCCGGCAATCATAATCTGATAAACAACGAAGAAAGATTTAAGGTTTTGTTTCACGCAAAGCGTGCTATACAAGAACTAAACTATGATGCTTTTAAAGAAATAAAGGTATTAGAGTTAAACGTTACAGAAAACCTCAGGTATGTACTACCCTCTGACTATGTGAATTGGGTGAGAATATCTATGTATAAAGATGGTGTTCTATACCCTCTTAGTGAGAACGTACAAACACAAACATCAAACGCATATCTGCAGGACAATACAGGTAGAATACTATTCGATATAGACGGTAATATATTAAAGCCTCAGTTTTCTCATATTGATTATGACAGAATTACAGGAACTAAACAAAGCATTTACTTAGACCAAAACAACGCACAGTTTAACGGGATGCCCGGATACAACGTTGATGGGGCTTGGTATTTTGATTTTGAGGTTGGCGCAAGGTTTGGTTTAAATACTGAGACTGCTAATGCTAATCCTACATTTACGATTGATAAAAAGGCAGGAGTTATAAACTTCAGTTCAAGCATAGGTAACAACTTAGTTATACTTGAATACGTGTCTGATGGTATGGAAAATGGAGACGATTCAAAAGTTTCGGTAAACAAACTTTTCGAAGATTATATTTATGCTGCTATCGAATATGCTATTCTAAGTTCTAAGTTCGGTGTACAGGAGTACATTATAGCAAGAACAAGAAAAAGAAAAGGCGCACTATTAAGAAACGCTAAGATTAGAATAAGTAATATTCATCCCGGTAGGTTATTAATGAACCTAAGAGGACAAGACAAGTGGCTGAAATAATATGGCAAATCTGACAAGAAACTTCATTTCGGGGAAAATGAACAAGATGGTTGATGAGCGACTCGTTCCTAACGGGGAGTACATTGATGCATTAAATGTTCGTATGGGTTCTACTGAGGGCTCTGAGATTGGTGTAATAGAAAACACAAGAGGTAACCTACCTTTAACTCAGTTAGCATATAACGGTACGCCATTAAGTGGAGCGGCTCGTTGTATTGGTGCTTTCGATGATGGTGCAATAGAAACCCTATATTGGTTTGTACACGACCCTAATTTCACGTCTTCTCCAACAGGTAAGTTGGATATGGTTGTTTCTTACAACGATAACACTAACACTACTACGTATCACCTTATATCAGTTAATGACGGAGGTGGTGTAAATACCACGCTAAACTTCGATAAAGAATATCTTATAACAGGTGTAAATAAGATTGAGAACCTACTGTATTTTACAGACAACCTCAACCAACCAAAGCAGGTCAATGTAACAAGAAACTACGCAAACCCTGTGGCAGGGGTAGATGGCTTTAGTGAAGAGTCTATTCTTGTAGTTAAGAAGCCACCTGTAAACTCGCCAACTATTCTACCTGAAGCAACGTCAAGCCAAGACAACTTCTTAGAAGACAGGTTTATATGTTTTGCATACAGATATAGATACGAGGATGGGGAGTATTCTGCAACGTCTCAGTTTTCTGAGCCAAGCTTTTTACCCGGACCGTTTAGATACAGTTCGGCTACCGCCCTAAACGAAGGTATGTTAAACATTACGAATCAATGTAAGATAACATACAACTCAGGAGGACCTCTTGTAAAGTCTGTGGATTTATTATTTAAGGATATGAATAACTCTACTATCAAGATTATTGAGAAACTTGATAAAGAAGAGTTGGGTCTTGCTGATAATACAGACTATACATATACGTTTAACAATAGTAAGATATTTACTATCGCTCCATCAGGAGAGATTCTTAGGTTGTTTGATAACGTGCCAAGACTTGCTCAAGCACAAACCCTAATGGGCAACAGGCTTGTATATGGTAACTATGTTGAGGGATATGATTTAAAGGATGCGAACGGCAACCCTACAAAATTAGAGTACATTTCTACGTTAGCAACTGAGGATATAGGTTTAAGTGAAATAGAAGCTGAAACCTCGTCAGGAAATTACTCTTGGGATGGTGCTCAAACAATACCACAATCGGTATTAGAGATAGACCTTACTGATATAAACTTGATTGCAGGTGCGGTAATAAACATTCTATTTAGATTCTCTCATAACCAATGGTCGGGAACACCCCCATTTCCTAATGAAACCACAGAAGAACAAACTGTTGATTTCACATACATACTTCCGCAAGACTTTAATAGCGTATATGCCCTTGCCACGTCAACTGATTTTCAGGAAAAGATAGGTATTGTAACAAACATACAGACAATCGCAAACGCTTGTAACGGTCAGACGTTTACAGATTTATTTAATTGTATTATACCTAACGAGTTAAACGGGTTGTTTAAATACAGAAGCGGAATATCAGGCCCTGACCAACCTATAGCAATAATTACAAGCCCCGGTTCTGATGTAATCGGTTTTCAATTGCCAACTATGGAGTTTGTGGATGACCCTACAGGTGTTAATATTACACAAGAGGTTTATGAATACTACTCTATCACAACTGCAAACGTGGAGTTTGCAGAGATAGGAGACCCATCAAGCTTACATAGCAATAGAGGTTATGAGATTGGTATTCTTTATATGGATGAATACAATCGTATGACAACCGCATTGGTTAGTCCAAATAATACGGTTCACGTACCCTGTAGTAATTCAGAATTAAAAAACACTATAGACGTAAATATTCCTACTGCTCAAGTTGCTCCAAGTTGGGCCAAGAGATATAAGTTTTGTATCAAGCCTGACAAGAAGGATTACGATATTATATATTCAAACCTATTCTTTAGAGACCCTGCATCAGGTGCTGACTATTTCTTACTTGAGGGTCAGAACTCTCAAAAGGTTGAGGTTGGAGATGAGTTGATTGTAAAGACAGATACTCAAGGTGCAAGAAATAGTTGTACTTGGACAACGGTATTAGAGAAGGATGCTCAGATGGCTGACTTTATAGAACCCGTTGATGCACAAGGAACTATCATCCCTGTGCCTGCCGGTACTTATATGAAGCTTCGTGCTAACAACTTTAGCACAGAGGTTGGTGAACTTCCTGTGGTTGCTTATGGAGAGAAGTCTAATAGCGGAAGCGGGTGTAGAACGGTGGACTATCCTGTAGACACAGAAGACCCAAACACACCGGGCAGCTTTATTGACTATACAATTCCTGCAGGAAGCAGAATACGAATAAGAATTGACAACAACAGAAGGGGAAATTTATCTTCACTTTTTGGCAATGTACCTCCAAAACATTGGTCTGTTGAAACAAAATTTACTGCATCACAAGAGTATCCAAACTTCAAGGATTGGTTTGTTGGGGATAATGTAGCATCCTCATTAGAGGCGCAATCTACTAATGGCGGAACAGGTGTGACAGGACCGGGATTTAATTCAATCGATGGGACATTTGAAAATTGTGGTGTAGGTAATGTATCTTCTACATTTAGACAGATAGGTAATAGATATTATTTTAGTGTAAAAAGTAGTGAGGGTTATAGTGGAAGCAAGAAAAAAACCACATTAAAAGTAGAGATTGAAGTTATTAGAACTGCAGATACGGTTGTGTTTGAGTCAGACCCTCAAGATGCTGAGCCGGATTTATGGTACGAAAGTTCTGTATCATTTGGTATAGGACCAAACGGTGAACACCTTGGTAACATTCAAAACCAAAACTTTGGTACAGGAGCACCGGGATTAGTTAAAACTGCATTCTTTAATTGCTATGCATTTGGAAATGGTGTCGAGAGTTATAAGATTAATGACTCTCTTGTAGGTAAGGAACTTGTATTAGGTAACCGTGCCACAACAACTGATTCAAAACTATATGGTGAAGAGTTGCGATTTGCTGACCTTACCTATAGCGGTGTATATAACGCTGAGACCAATATAAATAGACTGAATGAGTTCAACTTAGGGTTATCAAACTTTAAACCTTTAGAATTTTCATTTGGTCCTGTTATGAAACTCTTTGCAAGAGAGACGGATATATTAGTTCTACAAGAGGATAAGATATCTTATGTATTAGCAGGTAAAAACTTATTATCAGATGCAGGAGCAGGTAATGCTATCGTATCAACACCTGAGGTTTTAGGAACTCAGATTGCAAGAATAGAAGAGTATGGTATCTCACATAATCCTGAGAGTTTTGCTCAATGGGGTGCAGACAAATACTTTACTGATGCCAAGAGGGGTGTGGTTATACAGTTAACGGGCTCAGGACCAAACAATGATTCGCTACAAGTGGTATCAACGTTGGGAATGAGAACGTGGTTTAGAGATTTATTTAATACATCTTTTGAAACTCAGAAGTTAGGAGGGTTTGACCCTTATATGAATGAGTTTGTTTTATCATCAAACAACCAACAACTACCTCAAGATGTTGAGTGTGCTGACTGTGGCATCACCACTACGATTAACATAACCAATACAGAACCATACGAGTTGTGTTACAACTTAGGTAACTTAGTTGGGGATGTTGAGATAGTATACGAGGTTGTGTCTGTATCAGGTACATTTAATGTGTCAGCAGAATATGACGGCTCTACGTACACATCAGGAAATGTTAGTACGGGTGGTAAGTTGACCTTTGATAAATCTAAGATATTAGAAGAAGAGGCAAACATCAACATAACATCTACAGGCAGTTGTGTGTTAACACTAACTGTTAATTGTCCATTAGCCCAAGAGATTGATATTATATTGGTTTGTTTGACAAGTGACAATGAGGCAGGTTTGTTTATACATAATGATTACAGATGGACTGATAACGGTTTTGTTTCTCCACTACATAGTGAGCAGGTTGAGTTTGGTTCAGGTGCAAGTCCTATAGTTTCTCAATACAATATTATTTCAGGACCACAAGGTGGTGGTACAATACCTGCTAATCAGGCGGTTATTTCTATTAGAAGTAATAAGATAGGCACGGATGATTTTAATTTTGATATCAATGCAGATAAGTTTAGATATTTAAGAACAAACACATTATACCAAAACACACCATCTGATATCATTGACTTGATTAATGCAAGTAATACTGCCAATCCTATACAAGGGCCAACACAGGGTAATACATACTACCAAGCGCAATTCAATATGCCAAGTGTAGCGGGTGACAAGTTGTATATGATTTGGGATTACAGAAACAGTACACCTATTGACCTATGTCAAGGTTTAGATGCTACAGAAGCTTGCTGCGGATGTGAAGGTAGTGGTAGTGGTGGCGGTGGCTCAGACCCTGACCCCGACCCAACTCCTCTTTGTAAGAGATATACAGTTTCAACACGTTCAGGAACAGGGAGTGGATATTCATACACAGACTGTAATGGTATATTCCAAGAAGAGTATATTGGTGGGGCAAGTGGATTTGATTCAGAGACATTCTGTGCTCAGGAAGGAACAGTAGACCCCGGAGGTAACAACTTATCTGAAGATGGAGACTGTTAATTTTAAATTAGATTAAATTATGGCAACATACTATATAGACGGAACAACCTTATCAAACTCAACTGCGGTGTATAGCAACGCAGCAATGACGGTGTGTGCCGCAGATGGATTTTACTCAGATGGTGTAAACGTAAGGGAGCAGGTTAATTGTAACCTTCTTCCTGCTCAAACGTGTCCCACGTGTGCTGAGCCTTGTGGAGGAGCAATTAGCGGAAGTGGTAACCAAGGTATATATCTTCTTGATTTAGATGTTGGAGGAACTCCTACTGATATAGGTGCGATTATCGTAAGATTTAATCCGTTTGGTATACCTGATGGGATTAGAGCAACATTTGGTAGCACTATATATAATAAAATTAGTTCGCCTGTTGATGGGTATCACGGTTCAACAAGTAACTCTAACTATACATTTATAGGTAACACAAATGATGACTGTGGTGTATCGGGTTCTACCTATACCCTTAACGAGTTTAACTATACGAGTGGTTCTTTTCAACCAACGGGCAATACTCAAACAGTTACCGCAAATGCGGGCGATGTGTCTTTTAGTTCAACCGACCCGGGTAATTGTGTTATGGTTATACCTAAACCAAATCCTACACCAAGCGTGGTGAACTTTGAATTTGTAGGTCCTTGTAGTGGAACTGCATTTGATATTAGCGTTTCGTGTCCCGCAGCACTACCACACTATGACAGTACAACCATCGGGAGGCCGGCTACTTTAGAGGCTTGTGGAGACACTATTAATCAAAAATACTATCACGCACCTGTAAACGGAACTGCAGGAGTTCCTGCTCTTTATGATTGGGTCTTTAGCGACCAAAACGGACAGTCGGTTTTATTAGGGGGATGGTATAAAATAGAGAATGCAAATGGGGTGCAGTACCCTATTGAAGTTGATAACAATGGTGTCATTATTACAATAGGAACTTGTGACCCAACATAATAAAAGAATATGGCAGCACAGAACTTTCAAGAATATACACTAACATATGACCAAGGCGTTCAAGGATGGCCTTCGTTTTACTCATACCTGCCTGATTGGATGATAGGTATGAACAACTATTTCTATACGTTTAAAGGTGGTGATTTGTATCGTCACAACGTAAACAGTACGAGAAATAATTTCTATGGTGTTCAGTATGGCTCTACGCTACGTTCTGTATTTAATGATATGCCACTTGAAAACAAGTTATTTAAAACCATAAACTTAGAGGGTGATGATACTTGGGGGGCTACGTTAGCTACTGACATACAAGACTCAGGATTTATTCAGGCGGGGTGGTTTGAAAGAAAGGAGCAGGTTTACTACGCTTTTGTAAGAAACTCAGGAACAGTACCTGCGGGTCAAGACGAGTATGCTTTGCGTTCTCTAAATGGGATAGGAAGAAGCGATAGTGTTGTTGGTAATACAATATTCTTTGATTTGCAGTACAAGATAAACAACATTATATCTATAGGGGATATGTTGTACTTCGCACTACCACCCTATACAACACCACAACTTGCGGGTCAGGTAACCGCTATAAACTACGACCCTTTATCGGGGGCAAACAACTTACAAATAGACACAACTATTCCGGGAGCAGTACCAATACCAATTCAGGATGCGTTCTTTTTATTTATTAAAAATGCTATCGCTGAATCACACGGGGTATTAGGGCACTACTGTGTATTTGATATAACCAACACCAATACAAGCGGCATCAACCTCTTTGCAGTTGAATCTGAGGTTATGAAATCATACCCATAATTAGTGTCCTCAAAGACACAATTTATTTTAGTATCTTTGCGTATGGCGTTAGATGTAAGAACACTTGTGGAATCTGACTACGATAATGTACTCACAAAATGGTGGGATGATTGGGGTTGGGAAGCACCACAGAAAGATTTCTTGCCTGATAACGGAACAGGTGGAGTGATGGTATTGGATGGAGAAGAGCCAATATGCGCAGGATTTATCTACGTTACCAACTCTTCAGTAGCTTGGGTTGATTGGATTGTTTCGAGTAAGACATACAGAAAGAAACCACAAAGACAACAAGCGATTGGACTGTTGATTGAAACGCTAACAAATATATGTAAGAGTAGTGGGTATAAATATTCATATGCTTTGATAAAACACAAAGGGCTAATCGGAACATACGAGCAGCTTGGATATATCAAGGGAGACTCTTACACAAGTGAGATGATAAAAGTATTATAATATGGCAATGTTTACAACTATAGCGGCAGGCGTTGGATTAGCAGCAACAGGTGTTTCTACCGCAATGTCTTTCAGTCAGGCATCACAACAAAGAAAAGCTTCTGAAAGAGCAACAAGAGAGGCCGACCAAAAAATGGCAGAAGCAAGGGCACGATTAGAAGTGAACTATGCTAAGTCTATGGCAATTCAAAAAGAACCCTATGAACTACAAAGAGAAGCAGAACTCACAGGTACTGCTCAACTTATTGAGGCAGGTCAAGAAAGCGAGAGAGGTTCTCAAACTACTGCAGGAAAAGTATTAGCCCTTCAACAACAAGGTCAGGGTGCTATTCGCTCAGCAATGGGTGAGGAGTTGTCTGATATTCAAGGTATGATTATCGAGGAAGAGTCTCGTAATCGTGATGTAAATGTACAGTTGGACTTAGGTGAAGTGGCAGGTAAACAAAGAGAGGCTGCTGAAGCAAAAGCAAGAGCAGAGAAAGCAAAAGCTGAAGGAGTTCAGGGTGCAATAAACTTTGTACAACAAGGGGTTGCAATGTATCCTATGTTTGGCAAGGGAGGTTCACACAATAAGCAGTTGGCAGATGTCACTCCTGTTAGTACGCAGTCCCCGTCTACACCTCGTATGGATGCATTAAGACAACAATATCCTAATTTATACGGAAGCACGCCACCTCCAACACCTGCTTTTGGTCAACCTCAGTTGGGTAACTCTCAATTTGCTATGCAAATACCAAACCTACAGATACAACCACTACAATACGGTTTACAAAATCCATCAATAAATGGTTTAAATATTGGAATGCGGCAGAATCCATTCTACTATGGACAACAACCCTATTCATTTGGTGGACTTGGACTTGGGAGTGGCCGTAATTAAAATATAAAGAATGGCAACAGGATACGCATATCAACCCACAGACCCACAGGCTCAATTAAATTGGGCTGAGGTAGGTCAGAATCTTAGTAATGTTTTAAATGCAGAGGCTGCAAAGCGTGATGCAAAGGTTGCTGAGATTAATGAACAAACCCGTGAGTTTCTTAAACAAGCGGAGAACATACCTCAAGGTGAATCTACATCTATTAGAGAGTGGGGCTTACAATATAGTGGGCAGCTTACAGAAGCGGTTAGACTTCAGCAAGACCTTTTAAAAAAGGGTGAGATTAATACGACTGATTTTTTAACTGCAAGACAAAATCTTCAAGACGGTACAGACCAAGCGTTTACATTGATGCAAGAGTATCAAGATGTATACGCAAAAAAGATGGAGCGTATGAAGAATGATAATCCTGATATGTCGTCTCAACAGTTAGAGGTGTGGCTTATGGAGAACGCAGAAGGTTTTGCAAACTTCAATAGAAGCCAACTTATGCCTGACCCAAGAACCGGTAAAGTAGTTGTTGGTATGAAGGTAAGAAACCCTGAGACAGGGTTAATGGAGTTAAGCACAGACCCTAACGACAGACGTAGCGTTAGCGCTTTACGTGGTCAGCTTATGGGTGAATTTAACGAATACAATATAGAGGCTAAAACTGCTGAATGGGTAGAGGGTAATGGTAAGTGGACTCAAATACTTAGAGATGTCGGAACGAGAACCGAATCAGGTGTTATTGAGACTATTATGAACCCTATGGAAAAACTACTTACGGTTGATGGTAGCGGTAAGAGAGTATTTGATATAGACAAAGCAAGAGCCTTGGGGGTTCCTGAATCCGACCTTGAGGCAATGAACCTTTATATACAAGCAGAGGATGATTGGATTACAGGTCAAGCAGCAAATCCACTTACTGTATCATCTGTCCTTACAGAGAACGCAGGAGCGGCATCAAATGGTAAGGAGTATACGTTTACATATTCTGTAGACGATGCCAAAGCTAATCCTGAAAAGATTTTACTTGACCCTCAAAGTAACCAACCTATTTTTGACAAGAGTGTAAACCCTAACGGAGAAGAACAAGAAGAGGTCTTCCGTCAATATATGCGTAACGCAATACGAAATAAACATAACGTAACGGCTGAAGCTAAGACTGTTAGAGATTACGCAACAAATCCTCCTCAACCAACAAGCCCTCAAATAAAGGCAAATCAGAAAAAGAAAGAGGATGAGGATTACGTACAGAATGTAGCTAAGCTATATTACGGTAGTGACGATGAGGTTGTTGAAGCAGAAAACTTCTTAAGAACATATAACCCTGCTATTGACACTATAGATAGAAGGGGCGATGACTTAGTTATAACTTACAATGACGGAAGAAATCAGGAAACTATAAAGTGGAGAGGTGATGATGGCACTCTGTTAGCGCAGGATTCTTGGGTGATTGGTGCAGCAAACGCATTCAGACCAAAAGGTCAAGCGATTGGTAACATTAATGATATTGTAGCGGGCGCAGGTATTGATGCCTCAAGAGCGTTCAACCCTGATTCATATGGGTTCTCTGCATCTGATTCACAATCTGAAGAGGGGCTTGATGTTGCATTTAAGAGAGAGGTGATTAGAAATTCTAATGCAACTCCTGAGATGTTTGTTCCTAATGGAAGAGAGAAAACAAAACCTTTACTTCAAAACTTCATAGCCTCAACTCCGGGTCTTTCGGGCCTTTCGGTAAAAACATTTAGTGGAATTAATGATACTGTAGAAGTCAGAGATGGGGAAAATGTAGTAGCTACCTTTGATTTAGATATGTTGGATGATTTGAGTGGTAATGAACAAAAAGCAATGCAAGCTGATATGTTAAGAACTCTTGTCGAACTTGCAAATAACAGAGCAAGTTTAGAACAAAAGGCATTAGCAACTAAGGGTAAAAGAACAAAAACCACAACCCAAAGAAAGGGTAGAGGTAGATTAAGTGGTAATTCAAATAATTCAAACGCACCAAGACCAAACGGTGGAGGAGCACCAAGACCATAATAATCCAATAATATGAACGAGGAATATTTACAGAGTTTATACGAATATATTAGTTCAAACGATTCAACATATAAAGACGATGTTTCGTTTGATGATTTCAAAATCAGTATGGGTGATAGGAAGTATGCCGCAAATATGTACGGCTACATTACTGACTTAGACCCTTCGTACAAACAAGATGTTGGTATAAAAGATTTTCTTGACAACATCAACGGTCAAAAAAAAAAAGAAGAATCGGAATCAAACTTGGAGGATGGTTCTTTGGATTCGTTCGATTATGAAATCCCTGAGTCACAACCTATAGTTATCGATGGTTACGAGGTAGTTGGTACAGACCCTCGTGCTGATGACTATGTAGACCCAACAGAAGTATTCCATCAGCAGGCAGCTACAATGGGGCAGGGCGCTCCTATGTCTGTATATGGTATGCAGCAGCAAACTATATTTAGTGGTGAGGATTATAAGCGTGCCAACGCTCAAAGAAAAGCTGACCTTGAATATGCTAAACTTATAGAAGAATCTCAAGCTGCAGAAATACAAAGAATAGAAGACGAAAAAGCACAGAGACTTGCTAAGCAAGCACAAAAGGAAAACCAAGAACGCCAAGAAGCTATCGTATCTGATGACTTTCAGAAAGCATTAAGCCTTACAAATGCAGACTCTATGGAGTTAGATGAGGAGGAGGCAATAGGATACTTTAATAATCTTTATGGTAAGTATGGTTTTACATTTCAAGAAACGGGAATCGGTGATGCTTTAACTGTAACCGCAAACGATGGTACTACAAAAGAGATTGACCTTCAAACATTCTTCTCTAATGAGGGTGAGGCTGCAAAACTAAAGTCATTTGTATCAAGCAAAGCAAACAAGCCTCAGGAGGCTTTAAATGTTTCAGAGTTAGACAGTATAGAGAGAGCAGCGAAGGTTCGTGAGATGCGCTCTAATGGCGGTAGAATCAATGAGGATGGTACAGAATCTACTGTGCTATTTGAACAAGCCAATATTGATGGCAAGAATGTGGTGTACCCTACACTATTTCCTAAGAATACAACGAAAGAGTATGGCTCTCATCCATTGTGGTGGTCTGAGTTAAGCGGTAATCAAGCTTATGAGGAAGCATTAAAACGTGGGGAGGTATTTGAATTTGACACAGAGCAAGAGGCTATTGAATTTGCTGAGGGTTCTTGGAAGAATGTAAATACTCTTGACTATCAAGCTAATAAATTCTACAAGGATAGAGGGTTAGATTACAATACCTATAAGAAACAATATGACAGGTATGAAGACCTGATGGATACCATTGACTTCTTAAAGAAAGGTCCTTATTTAAAAGAGGATTTATCTGATGCTCAAAAAGAAGAGTTTGGTTCTTTCTATGTAAACGGTAGAAAGAGAAACGACTACGGTACTGTAATACAAGAACTCGAAGACGAGGCAGATAAGCTTAGACCATCTGTAAACGCATCAGAGTTTAGACAGGTGAGAGAGGATTTTGACCTTGAACTTGAGAAGGGATACCAAGAAAAAGCCGGTATTGCTATAGCTGCAAATAGAGAAGCGAAATCTCTTAGAGAAGAAGTGGACCTTGCATCTCTTCAAACCTTTGGTGTTATGGGTGAGGACCTTAAGAAATTAAAAGCGGAAACTCCTGAAGAGCAGAACACATTAAATGCTTTAATTACACAGTACGAAGAATCAAAGGCAGTATCTGAAGAAGCCGCTAATAAATATGAGGTTGCTAAAACTTGGTTTGATGCCAAGGCAGATAAGAATGCACGTGATTCTTACGTATCAAATTGGTCTGCAGTTTCAAATGCTTGGGACAAAGGTCTTGCAAATGGTAATGTTGGTAATGAGATATTAAAAATGTCATTAGGTCTTAAAGACCTTGATGATGATGCGGATACAAAAGAAGTAGCATCCGCTATTATAAAGTATTTAGAAGAAGCCGAGACAGGTAAAATGGGTAGGGCTGAATCTCGATATCATCAAGCCCGTGGTTTTGCAGAGGCTTGGGATGTGTTTAAAGATGACCCCGCAGAATTAGCTTTGGCTTTTGCTGCTAACTCAATAGGACAAATGCTTCCATATGGATGGAAGATTATTTCAGGAAGTACCGCTACAGGAGCAGGTACAGGTGCTCTCGTTGGTAGTGTAGTACCCGGTGCGGGTACTGCAGCCGGTGCAGTAACGGGAGCAGGATACGGTTTGCGTACAGGTTTCGCAGCAACCAACGTAGCTTTAGAATATACCAATGCCGTAATGGAAGCGGCACGAAAAAAATATAATGTTCAAGACCCTGAGCAATTAGTTCTTGCACTACAAGATGAAGAGGTTTGGGCAGAAGGTAAAGAGGTCGGGCTAAAGCGTGGGCTTACTATCGGTGCGATTGATTTCTTATCTGCAGGATTAGCGGGTAGGGTATTTAAGGTAGGTAGTTCGTTAGCATCCCCCGTAACAAGAGTTGCCGTTGGTGCAGCAGAAAGAGTTGTGTTTGACCCTGCAACAGAAATGATTGGTGAAGCAGCCGCTCAGGTTGTGGCAGGACAAGAGTTAAGCATAACAGAAATTATGGCTGAGGGTATAGGTGGTATTGGTAGTCAAGCACCTATGGCCGCAGTAAATGTTTACCTTGACGGTAGAGCAAAGAACAATGTTGACATAGGAAACAAACTTAGTTCTATTGATGGTATAGCTATGGAGTCGGCATCTGATTCTCGAATATCAAGTTGGGCTAACAATATGGAATCTTTAGGAAAGATTTCAAGTGAGCAGAACCAAAGAATACAAGAGAATGTAGGGTTAAGAAGAGAGGCGAGAGAACTTTTAAATGTAGGTAGCGGTAGAAATATTTTCTCATCCAACACAAGTTCAGATGTTGAGACGAGACTAATGGAATTATTGGCCGCTCGTGATGAGTTGTCTTCAACACCTAATAGACAAAACGTTTTCTCAAAAACTATATCAGATATTAATGCTGAGATTAGCGAGATAGCTACAACTAAAAAACTAAGACCTGAAAACGAACGAACACAACTTGCAGGAGCAGGTGTCTTTGGTCAATCAACAGACACAGATGTTCGTGGTCAAATACAGAAATATAAGATAAACGGTAAATCACTAACCAAAGAACAGTTCCTTGCTGAGTTGAATAAGATGAGTCCAAACAGACTTATGAAGTCAACTATAGGTGTAGAGAATGATGAGGAGGTTAGCGATATTTTAACACAGAAATTCGATGCCATTCAAAAGCCAAGCACAGAGAGCGTGGATGCACAAGAACAAACCGGAGATAGCAGCCCGGTGGGAACAGGAGTATCCATCGAGGGAGAAGTTACCGAAACGACTACACCCGAAATCCAAGAACAAACTCAGCCGGAAGTTGAGACAGAGATAACTACTGAAGAAGTGTCTTCAAAGACACTAAACGAACAAGAGGTTGATGACCTTAACTCCTTGTTTGATAATGATGCAGACCCTCAGTTTCAGCTTGATGCACAGGAAACATCTCCTGAAAAGAAACAACAACTTGTTTCAAGCGCAACTAAGTTAATGGAGCAGGTACAACCCGAGGTTGAGTCTGAGTCAGTTACAGTAGAAACACCTGCAAAGGTTTACCCTGTAACCGTTACTGAGAATACAGAACTTGCAAATAAGGTTAGCAAGATGGGATTGAATGACCTTGTTGGTAAGCGGGTTAACTTTGTGATGGCCGACCAATTAAAGGTTGACGATAAAAGAATGGGTGGTCCATTCTTCCCATTACAAGAAGGTTTATACGGAGAAGTAGCTTGGGCATCTATCAGTCAGTCTGCAGCAGAAGGCATTGCCAAGGGTGCGGTTAATGCAGATTATAGTGTGGTATATAATATGTCACCTTCAGCAGTTGATTCTAATCTTGTTCTATTAGATACATTAATAGACAAAGTTAAAGAGTCTCCTAACAGACCTCAACTTTTTGAGGCAATGATGGCTGATATTCAAAGTAAGGTGTATGGACCTAAGACAGATTTTGTTCATAAGATAGCAGCAGAATCTCAAAACATTGATGACTTTGCAGAAGCCTTTGCTCAGTTAGACGTTGATACAAAAGCAAAGATATTTAGAGATGTACTTCCGTCTCAAAATGTAGAGGCATCTACAGAGGTTGGTAGACTATTCCAATCTGAGGGGGTATCTCAAGAGTCTGTGCGCCAAGAGAACGTAGAACAGTTTGTGTCAGACCTCCCTATGGGGGCTATGACTATGGTATTACAGGTTACTGACAAGAATGGAAACCCTGTTACAAACGAGACCTACAAAGAGGCAGTAATCACTCCTGAAGAACAAAAGGAAAGAGGATTAAAAGAGCATAGAAACTATCCGTTCTACTTAAGAGGTAAGGCAGTTGGTATGATGGAAGAAACCGCTCCGTTTTGGACGGTAAGTAAAAGACATCGTAATACCATTGATGCTAAAGTTGCGGGAGTTGTAACAGATGACAAGGGTAAAAAATATAGCGCAGGTCAGGCACGTTCTGCTGAGATGAGAAGAGCATCTATGCAGGCAAGCAGAACAGATGTTGTGGAGACACCAACCGCAACAATGTATGAGAAGTTTATAAATAGATTAAGCAAGGCTTTCCCCGGTGTTGAGGTGATGACAGACCAACAAGCGTTTGATGATTTGGTTAGTGACCTAAATGCTAAGAAGCTTGCTACTAAAAATCAAAAGATATATGGCGCAGTATATCAAGGTAAACTTTACTTAAACCCTGCACTTGAAAATTACAATACACCTATTCACGAGTTCGGACACATTTGGATGAACGTTTCGAAGGAGATGAATCCTGAGGCGTACAAACGTGGTCTTGAATTAGTGGAGGGTACTGAATATGTTTCTCAGATTGAGAACAATAAAGAGTACCAAAGAGTAATTAAACAAATGAAGAAGGATGGTATGTCTGAACAAGACATACGTAACTACATTCTTGAAGAAGCACTTGCTACTGCTATTGGTGACAAGGGAGAATCATTTGCTACTGCTGCGCAGCAAAGAAACTTTAAGACTTGGTTGAATGATTTATTTGACTTCGTCAAGAAGCTTGTTGGTATAAGCGAGATGACATCTGAAGAACTACAGAACATTGACTTCGATAAATTCTTGGAGGGTGTTGTTGTAGACCTTATGTCTGAAAATAAACTGTTCAAAGATGCAGAGGTTAAAGGACTGTCAAATGAGTTGCAGCTTATGACCTCGTCACCTAATCCATCAATCGATTCTCTCATACAAAGAGCACGTGAAGCAGGGTTTAGTGATGATGCTATCCGTGTGGTGTTAAAAGAAAAAGGTTTTAAAGCTACCGCTATCAACAATGCAATGGAGGTAAGGATAGATTTACTTACTCCTATGCCAAGAGAGTTTGGTAATGTAGAGGGTGGCTCAAACGTGGGTGTTGAATTATTCAACAGGGTTAGAGATAAGGTTAACAGATTCTCTACAGAAGGTCCAAGGGGTGGTAGGGGTACTACAAGAACTAAGTCATTCTCAGAGATAAGAGCAAAGGCTCAAGAGATACTTCAAGCTGACCCAACATACCAATCACAACCTGAACAAACACAGTTGGAACTTAGGAATGCATTAGACAGAAGTCTTGGTATTAGAAGCAACCCACAAGTGAGACAGGAGATAGGAAACATAAGAAAGAGACTTCGTGAAAGAAAGGGTGCAATCAAAAACATTACTGATGCACAACGTCAATTAAGAATGTTTATCAGAAAAGCATTGCCAAAGTCTAAGAACTATTCTAATGCTGCTATAAATAAACTTCTAAAAGCCATTAATGAAACTACTCCAAAGAATTTTAATGGTCAGGTAGAGGTTGTATTAAACCAAGTCGAAGCACAACGTCAGGTTATAAAGAATCAGTTAATTGATAAGATTCAAAAGCTTGTAGAGAAAAAAGCTAAGACCGCACAGACATCTTCTAAAAGAAGAAGAAGCGCAGGTCTTGATGCTATAGGGCAGGCATACTTTGCTGAGGTTAAAAAGGTTCTTAAGATGGTTAAGAACAACGATGTTGCAGGACTTGCAGCGCTACAAAAAGAGGTTGATGAAGCCTCTCTTACTGAAGCTATTGCTAAGGTAGAGGCAGGAGAAAAAATAACAAGACAACAGAGGGCACTTATAGATAAGCAGCTTGCGCTTGATACATTCTCTAATGTTATGGGTATGGAGTTGGAAGAGGTTTCTCAATTGTTTGATGAGGTAAAACAAACAAGAGCGGAATCTATTGCGAGATTAAACAATAGAAAAGCGGAAAGAAGAGAAGCGGTAAAAGAAGTTCAATCTCAATTTGATGAACAGATAGAGAACGACTACTCAGAACTTTATGATGATAGCGGTAAACTAAAAAACAAACGTCAGATAGAACGTGACAATGATTCTATAATAGAATCGTTTAAGGACAAGGGGTTTGTTCAGGGTGTTAAAGATTTATTTAGCAACCTCAAAAGGAATAACAAGTACAATGCTAATCAGATTCAGAAGTTTTTACGAAACACAATTCAGCATTTAGGTACAATTACAAACGTATTAGACAGAGGTAAAGATGGAATGTTTACTAAGGTATTCTATAACCAACTGAATGATATGGATGAAAGAAACCTGCAGGGTGTGTTCGAGCAGGAAGATAAACTGAATGATGTTACTGAATCTGTTTTAGGAAAAGCTTGGAGAAAGTGGAAGTATACATTAGGTACTGATACCTTAACTCTTGATGGAATAAAGAATAGTAAGACTGAAGCTGAGTTTACTGAGGCTCTTAATAGAGACCAAGCAATGAGAGTCTATGCGTTGTCATTAAATCCACTACAAAGAAAAAAACTTGAGAGACAAGGTTTTGATGATGCAAAAATGGAGCGAATTAAAAACTTCATTGGACCTGAAGGCATTGCAATTGCTGAGCAGATAGTAGATTACTTTAGTAACGAATACTACAATCAAGTGAATGATGTATTCGTACAAGCAAATGATGTAAACTTAGGTTACGTAGAGAACTACTTCCCTACAAAAACAATAAGTAAGAACGCTCAGGTTCAGGATATGATTAGCGGAGACTTCGCTAAGATATTTACTGCTGACACTTCTCCTGCTCTGCAGGAAAGAACAGATACTACGGGAGATATTTTTATTGGTGATTCGTTTACTGATGTAGTTGAGAACCACATTCAAAGTATGGAGAGATACAAAGCTTATGCACTTGGTGTTAAGCAAATGAATGAGGTCTACAAATCAGAGGCTATACAAACTCTATTAGAAACTACAGGATTAGGACCGGTGTTTAGACAGATGATTAACTACGCAATTAATCCTGACTCAGGGCCTAAACCTGAGGGCGGTGTTGTTAGTTGGTTGCAAAGGAACTTCACAGGTTTTGCTCTCGCATTTAAACCTATTCAAGTTCTTAAGCAGGCCACTTCATTTGTGCAAGCATATGAGGACTATCAGCTATTCTCAAACAGAAAGACTCCTGTGATAGATGCTTTAGGTTTTATAGCAGACTATGCTTATGTATTAGCGACTATCCCTAAGCAGGTGAGAGAAGCTAAAGAGATATCAGCTACATTTAAGAATCGTATTAGAAGCGGTATGTCGGGTGACTTGTTTGGTTTGGAATCAGGTGGTAGAACCTATAAAAAATTAGGGGCATCACAGGGTAGACGTGGCAAACTGAAGCGTGCTTTTGATACAGGTGCAGCTTTGTTTACAGTAGCCGGTGATATTGCGGGTGTACTTGGATACAAAGCGGTATACAATAGGGCTATAAAAAACGGGATGTCTAAAGCAGAGGCCCTTGCATTGTTTAACAACTACAACCAAACTCAGCAAACAAGAAGAAGCACGGAGAAGATTGCTCTTCAGCAGGACCAAGGTTTTGCAGGTAAGTTTTTTACTATGTTTGGAAGTACATTGTACCTGCAATTAAACAAAGCATTCCAATCAGCCAACAACATAGTTAAAAATATGGATGTTAAAAAAGGTAAGTTCGGAGACTTAAAAGATTACAGAGCACTTGCCTTAAACATATCTGTAGCAAACGCTTTGTTTACAATGGCATCTTATTCAGGTGCTTTAATAAAAGGAGATGACGAAGATAAAGACAGGGCTTGGAGAGCAGTAAGAGATGCTGCATTGGGACTCAACCTTATTTATCAAATACCTTTGTTTGGTTCTTTTGCCGAAGGCGCTATCAACAAGCTTAGTGGAGAAAGAAGACCGACAAGTGAAGGGGTTAACCCATTCATATCTGTTGGTAGAAAAATAGAGAAAGCATTTAAAGACACGTCTGATGGCAATGTTATCAAAGCAATCAAACCAATATTTGAAATTGCAGTTGGTGCTCAGTTTGATTCACCAATAGGTTTGTTTAATATAATGACAGGTCAAGGAGAGGAAGAGGACTTCTATGATGCGTTTGGTATAACACCTTCATACCGTCCGGGATATGGAAAGAGAAAGAGAAAATCTTCAGGAAGTAAAAGAAAGGATATGTCTAAGACAGATATGAAAAAATATATGCCTGACCTTTACGAAGAAATTTATGGTGATATGGAAGACCCTGCTGCTGAAGTAAAGGCAGAGGTCAGACAAATGAAAAAAGAAATAAAAGAAGAGATATACGGAGACCTTGAATAGTGTCCTCAAAGACACAGTAGTTTGTATATGGTATACAACAACATACCATTTATAATTAGCACCAATATAAACTCTAAGATTTTTTTCTGATTGTCAGACATAAGGTATGTATTTAAAGTTGTCGGCCTTATCAAAGTATGCCATTAGTTCTTGGTCGTTGTATGAACCCGCACGTGGTTTCCTACCACCCCATTTAATAGTTCCTAATAGTGACGTGATGCGTGAGTAAACTATACCATCATCACAGGCCCATATCATTACAGGGTTTAGTCTTTTGTCCGCTAACTTAACAAGCTTACGTGCCGCAACAGGAAGAGGGTACGCTTTCTCGTATGGCCTAAGTCTACCCTTTACTTCAACAAAAGATATAAGTTCACCATCCTTGTCGTAAACCCTATAATCCACATCGTTAGGGTCAAGTTTTTTATAAGAACCATTAAACATTCTGACGAATGTTTCTATTGCTCTTTTCTCTCTCGATAAATCTGCATTGGATTCAAACCTCATTATAAGTCCATCATACAATTAATTGCGGTGTGTCCTCCGATGACAACGCCACAACCAATAGCTTGCTTTTTAAAGTTCTTTGCGTAAGCGGCTGCATATGATTTAGAATCAATACCGCATCCTACCTGCATACCAAATATCTTGAAGTTCTTTCCGACAGTCCACTCGGTGTATGCCTGTGTATGTATGTGTCCCTGTACCGTAGACATCATATCGTTCTTGCATTTAGTTCTTGCAGTACCACCCTCTCCGTGTACATACTGAACGCCATCATAAACAATCTGCTCTACCCAATTCCATTTAGTTCCGAGAACCTCATTGTAGGATTTAATCCAACGGCTTGGTATCTGTGAATCAAATGCCTTGCGCATTATAATCCTATCGTGGTTTCCTATACACACATCAGCAACAGGGAATGCCTTCTTCCATTTCTTGACGTGCTTGATTGCTAAGTCGAGTTCATCACCACCACCCATACCATCAGGGTCTGTAGTGTGAAAGGATGCATAGTGATTGTCGATTATGTCTCCAATAAAAATAACTTGGTTGCAATTGTGTCTTGCATACATATCCTTGCAGAAGTCAAGGTATTGGGGGAGAGTAAATGGAGCGTGGATATCGCCAATGACGAGTATCCTACGCTCCCTGCTATTAATAAAGTCGTATGCAACCTTCTTGTTCCCCTTTAGTCTTGGTCTAAAGTCATTATATTTCATCCTCTACTGAATTTTGAATTTCTTTTAATCGTGTTATGAGTTTTGATATTACATCTTTTAGTTCATCAAATTCTCTATCGATTAAGCTTTCGTAGATTTCGGTAGCGGAGTCGTTGATTTCTGCCATCAGGTGGTTGATATGCTTAAGTCGCTCGTTATCGTATGCTGATGGTTTAGTCATTTACTTTTTGTCCATTAGGCGGAGAAAGTCTTCCCCCATTCTTGGGTTAACTTTCTTTATGGCGGTGTATATTCTTCTTGATATTTTTCGAACCTCTTCCTTTTCTTTTGAAGTAGATTCAATTCCAATATTTGTATAAAGCCTGCAGTCCATAAATAAAAGTTTGTCTAACTTCTTTTTGTCCGACCAAGTTTTATACTCCACTATCTTGTTTATTGCTTCAACTGTATAGTCCATTGTACATATGATTTAATTTTTTAAGAACCTGCTCCTCGCTACCTTCACGGGTTCTCTGTCTCACCATTTCAAAGATACTTGAAAATCTTTCACGGTCTCTATTAGACTCTGTTTGTTCTTTTTTTAGACCATCTATAAGCGAATATAGTGATTTATTTTCTTTCCGCAAAGAAAATACTTCTTTTATTAAGGCATCGGTGTCTAAAAGATGTATAGATTCGTCATCTAAATACGTGTCTTGGTATACATTATTAAAGTTTTCTCTGAATTCTGCATCTGTTTTCATATACCATTCTACATTCTTTAGGTAATGAATAATTGTTGCGTGATTCTTTACGAGCATACGTCCGATACTTGATAGACTGTATCCTCTCTTCTTCATAATGTATGCGAATGTCATTCGTGCATTAACATACTTTCGTTCACGACACGGGTTATCTATGTCGCATTCAAAATGAAAGTTAACTGCTTTCTTCAGCAGTTCTTTGTGTGTTGGGGTTATGTGTTCGTTCAACATTATAATATGATTTAATTGTTTTGTTGTCAATTATTGCATCCAAGTATTCATCACATTCAACAAAATCTATGTCGACTATGAGTGGTACTTCTTCATTTTGTTTTAGATATTCTAAAACGTAAAACTTATCTATGGAATAGATGACTCCGTATACTTCTTGAGACCACCCGTTAGATACAGGGAGGTACTCAACCACAGAGGCAATGTCGTATATCAACTCTTGTCTTGCCTTAAAGGACAGACCTGTAATCTTATCCCGAAACCAATCGTCAATATCAAATCTACTCGCCTCTATATACCTCTGTTCTAAATCCATACGTCTCTAATTCTTTTAACCTATACTCCTGAAGCTTAGACAATTTACCCTTAGGTGTTTTGACTTCACTAAAGATTACATTAGAGTTGGGTGGGATAGCAATGATGTCAGGTATACCGTTCTTATTTGTCTTGATTAACTTCAATACAAAGTAGCCCTCGGCCTCGAGTTGCTTTATTCTTTTACTCTGTATTTGTTGTTCGGTCATCTACTACAAATTTAGCAAATCCTTTTTAAAGTGATTAACAGTATAGTCTTTCTTCTTTGATACCGCTTTGTATATCTCTTTTTCTATTCCTCCTTTGGAGAATATCCAATACACATCTGACTCAAGTCTATCCTTTGTTGTCATCCTGTCTCTGCTCTGCCAATAGCTTGTTGCAGAGAAGTCTATGTTGTAGTATACAAGAGCATCTGCTTTTCGTAAGGATATACCCTCACGTCCGCTAACGATTTGTAAGGCTATACTCTGACTTGTGTCTTCAAAGACACTAAGTTCTGTTGTCAAGTTTTCTGCTCCAAATACTTGACGTAATGCATTGAGTTCTTCCTTGAATTTATAGAAGATTCCTATCTTCTTTCCTTTGAATTTCTCTTTGATAAATTCTGCTTTGCTTGTATCAAGAACAGTAGAGTTTCCTGACTCAAACTTTATTGTACCTGAATATAGTTGATGAAGTTTCATCATAAGTTTCACAGGAGTATCGGCTAATATAACCTCATCCTTTCCCTCTACCACTAAGTTCTTTTTTAGTTTGGCAGTAAGGGTGTAGATAATTGGCTGAAGTTCTACCTCAAGCACGTGTTCTCTTGTGTCAACCTTAAAGCCTGCTTCCTTTTGTGAGTATGATATGGTGTGCTGCTTCATCGCATCTAAGATGGTATCCATTCCATTGGAGTAATCCTTAATCATCAAACCATTTATCCTTCTCTCTCTAACATTCACGTAGTCATCACAGAATCTGTAGAAGTTTTTGTATGAGGTGAATGGATTTTTCTTTATGCCATACACTTGATGATACATCTGACTGTATGATTCAGGAGTTGGTGTGCCTGATAAAAGTATCACGTATGGCTGATGCTTTGATATGATTTCCTTTACCTGCTTTGCACGTTTACTTGGCTTTGGAAACGCACCCATACTGTGTGCCTCGTCAAGTATTATAAGCTGATACTTACCTGTTTCCTCAACCTTGTGTAGTGATTCGTAGTTAATTACGTCTAACTCAAAGTCAGGAGCAAGTAGTTCATAGTCACCCTCGATACTTGATATAGCTTTCTTTTTTGTAATAAACAAAACGTGGTCCACGTTCATAAGGTTCGCTGCACTTAGACTTGTCAATGTCTTTCCTGTTCTTACTTCCATAGCAAGATACACGAACCCGTTGGTGAATAGGTGTATACAAGAATCGGTGGCTATCTTTTTCTGATAATCTCTTAGTGTTATTTTACATTGCTTTTCTTCCATTTGTTTTTTGTAGTAGGCAACAGAATTGTTTGCCATTTCTTTTATCTCAGGGTAGACCCCGTATCTATCGATTCTAATCTTCTTAGAATTACGTCCTCTTCCCTGTGTTATTTCTTTCTTCTTGTTTAGTATACCCTGCAATAACAATGCTTGATTGTACATCATCTCATTACTATATCCCGGGATGCGTGGCATTATTTTGAGTCCACTATCTTTTTTAGTTCTATACATTTCTCATACTCTTCAATTGATTGGAAATAATAAATCATATTTGTTACCTCTTCTTTCTTTAATGGCTTAGCAGGATTGTGAACGAGAAACCCAAAGTCTGTTATGAGTATCTCGCCCGCATCCATTTGATTTACAATGATGTCATATGAATTTCTCATAGCAACATCAAGTATCTCATCATCATCTAAGTAATCCATCATAGTTCCATTGTTTGTTGTGGCTCTACCTGTGGCTTAGGAATTATTCTCAACCATCTTCCGCTTGGGTCACGTCCCTCTTCGGGTTGCATACCTGTAGTAAACAATGCATAAGCAACGAGCCACTTGTAAAATCTTGTACGTGATATAGTCATCTTTGCCTTAGGCCCGTAGTCAGGATACTCACTAATGAATTCTAAGTACAGGTCTTGCTTCATAAGTTTATGTCCTTCACGTAGCATTTGATTCTTTTGGTTACCCTGCACTAATCCACACCACTCAATAAAGTCGTGTGAAGTTTCTGCTGATAGTTGTCTCACCTGTAGATTAACAAACTTACTCTTAACTAATCCTGTTGTTAGGTAGTTTCTCAAACACTCAACCATATAGTTGTCAAACAAACACCAATCATCATCATCCCAATCTGCAAAGAAGTGTTTGCCAAACTCATCCAACGGTGTATTGTTTTTGTTGTAGTGTTGGTGAAGTTCAATCTCCCACTTACGTCTTGCAAATGAATTACCGCTACCCTTGATTGCGTAGTTGGTAGTGATTGCAATCTTAGGAGACTTTGCAAATGGTATCTTGATTGCATCCTTGTTCTTCTTCTCTAAGGTAAGACCCTCTGTTACAACAGAGAATAATCTTTCAAAGTCAAAGTTCTTTTTAACATCATCAAAGCATAGCACTTGCGTATCTGCTGATACTGTCTGATACGGAAACGAGCGCTCGAAAGCAAATGCTTTACCATCTATAACGACAAGCTTTTTCATTTGAGACAGAGCGTTCATAAACAAACCCTTTCCTGTACCACCCTCAGGGTTGTCGCTAATCACCTCATCATTTAAGATTACTGCAGGACAGTATGATAAGTTCTTGTATCCGTGCATCAAGAATCCAATGGTACTCTCCATCGTTTTTATTCTGTTGGTATCATCACCACAGATACGTGAGATAAACTTTCTATACACGCACTCATCAAACTCACAGATATTAAACTTACGGTCAATCACGTGGTCTTTCCAAACGTATCCACCAAGGTCTAAGTAATCAATAGGTTCAACCGCATCCTTGGTAATCCTAACTGCGCAGTTCTTGTAGTACAGGTATGATGTATCCTTGGTGTCCTCAATAAAGTAGATGTCTATTGTATTGAGGAGCGTAAGAAACTCTTCTCTAAAATATCTTACGTTGTCTGCAAAATAATTATAGATGCTGAGGTCATCCAAATCAATCAAGTGATTCAAGATGAAATCCTTTATCTCCTTCTCTGACGTATGGTCAATAAGGTTATTTGTTACACGTACAAACACGTAGTTCTTACCACCCTCAGGACAATACTTATAGAATCCATTGTCTTCTAAGAATTGTTTGAATAGAATGTGTACAATCTTTATCACACCCTTATCACTCTTTGTCCAAAAGCTTTGTGCCGAGTTCTCTTTTTCTACTCTGTTAATTACAGACTCGATTGTCTCGCCATCAAGACCCGACTCTTCCAATTGATGGCGGACTTCCTTTTTTGATACACCTCTCCGTAGTTTAGTTTTAATTTGGTTTACCCTGTCTTCATCCTCGTAATACTTCGTACCAAAGTTGCTTGAGTTTGCGTATGCTGAATCAATTGTGCGTGTAATCTCTGACTGAGGAAAGTCTTGAGTAGCGTATTGATTGAGTACGTATCCTGCTAATGATTTGTTGATACCGTAGTCATTGAATGCCATTGCCAATACAAAACAGTTTTGGTTTCTCTGACCCTCAACCATTGGATACTTCTTTGCCCACCACTTTACAAGAATGTCAACCACCTTGTTTTCATCGGTAATTGGAATCGTTGGTCTGTCTCTGTGTGAATGTACCTCTGTGTATTCAGGTTCATCTACCTTGTCCCACACAGAAGAGTTCTCATTGATATAGATTAGCGGGTCATACGATTCATAACACACACGTGATACGTTCTTACACATCTTATCAAAGTGTGGTGAATCAAAGTGTTTCTGTAGTGCGTTGAAATAGTTAACGTGATTGTCTACGTCTGCAGGTATCTTAACCAATGCTTTCAATCCATTACCTGATGGAGAAATAAATACAGAAAAAATGTATTTGTCTTTGGTTAGGTTCTCCTTGTCTTGGAGAAGTTCCTTTTTCTTTTCGTAGTCATCAAAGTCTAAACAAATCAAACCGCTATGGTCAATCAATGATTGGTCGGTTCTCTTTGTAAAGTTACCACTAAAGCAAATTGCAGGTAGCATTTTCTTTAGTTCGTTGCGCTCGGTTTTATTCTTCTCCAAGCGTATGCGCTTGATTAATTCTTTCTGCGCTCCATTCTTTATTCTGTTGAGTACAACCCCAACCTCTCTGTGAAATGGTGTCTCTGTTTCTTTAATGTTTTTAAATATGGTGATTGTTCCTGTCATTACTGTGCTGATTTAATGTTGATTTGATTTTGTAACTAATTGATTTTCAGTAACCCTGTCGTTAATGTCGTTTTTATTTTCCTGATATGAAGAAATAAAAAAATAAATATATAATTACTACTACTACTATTATAGTAAAAAAATATCGGCAGGATTTATAGCCAAAAAAAGGGGAGCGGACTCCCCTTCCTTTGCTATAGTAGTTGGTTAGAACGGCAGGTCAGGTTCTACTTCCTGTTGCACCGCCTGTTGTTGAGGTGCTTGTGCCTGTGTGTTCTGTGGCTTGGCTTCCCAAGTGTCTAACTCGCAGTAATACTTACCGCTCTTTGAAAGTTTTACATCAAGGTTTACCCAACCATTCTTAGCATTGGACTTCATCCATACGACTGCATCCTCTACTTTAATTGACATACGTCCCACGACAAAGTCGGGGGCATTCTCGTTTCTCTTGAATGAGAAACCATCTGCAAAGATTTTTTCTTGTTGTTGCATAATACTAATTAATTTTAATTTGTCGCTCCAATGTATTCATAAGTTCGAGAATGATAATATCTTTCTCTTCACGTGTTCTGCAGGACATTGGAACAGTAACCCACATCATACGTTTTTTCTTTGGTGTCTTTGAAGACACAAATTTATAGATAGTCTTCCACATAATAAAAGTTTATATCATCAGCAGCATCATCGCTAAAGAATTTATGGTAGACTTCAACCGCTCGCTTGACCTTATCCCGGCCACCCTTAACAAACTCTTCAGTTGGTCTGAAGATTCCGAGCATCTCGTTGGTCTTGTCAATCACATAGAACACTAAGGGTTTACCAAATAGTTGTTGGTAAATATAGCATTGGCTATCGTAGTTGTACTTACGTGCCGACCATTTGAAATCAGAAATTTTGCTTGTCGTCTTGATGTCAATTAGCATTTCAGGGTGTACGATATCTGCCTTGCCCTTCCACATCAAACCTTCAATCTCTCCAACGGCAGGTACTTCATACTCGTTGCCTTCGTTTCTGATGTCATCATAGAAATCCATATTACCCATCATCACATCTACAAGTTTACGAATCTGTAGATTCTCTTTCTCAAGTAGAGCAAAGTCAAGATTCTTTTCTGCAATAAAATCTTTGTATGCTTTTGTGTTTCGGGAAGATACATCTACAAACTCCCATTCCTCTGCCTTGTGTGGCTCAAGAATAAGTTGGTGGAAGAGCCGACCCTGAGCGAATGCTTGGTTATCGGCTCGGCTCACACCAAACTCTTTTGGATTGGTTAGTAATGTACCTATGTCTGAATTGGAAAGATACTGCTTTCCAAACTCTCCGTAGTATTGAGAGTCGTCTCTAAGTTTTTCTAATACACTATCCATCTTAGTTCGATTTAATTACGTTAGCGATTTCCTTTTTAGCTGCTGCACCAATCTTGTACTTGCGCTGCAGTTGGTCACCGATTTTTTTCAGACCAAGTTGTTTGTTCTCAGATACATACTTAAGAACCTTAACCCAATTGTCATCGTCAACCTTAAGTTCAATCAGCGTTGGAGTTGATGTTGCTTTCTTTACAGGTGCTTTTGTAGTTACCATTTCGGGAACATCCTCGCCTGTCCAAAGAGACAACCCAAGACCGTGCATTGCAATTGCTTTTGCAGTTGAACGTTGGATAGTTTTGTTTACATCTGTAGCAGTAACCTTGTCTACGGATAGCGCATTGTTTCTGTAGTCCATCACGGGTAGGTAGTCGATATGTTCCATACCATCTACCGTGATACCTACCTTTACCCAAGCCGAACGACCATCGGTAAAGTAGTTCCATCCTGTTGCAGGGTCTTCGTAAACATTACGAGTTGCTTCAGGATAGTTTTGCTTGAGCATATGCCAAGCGTTAGCCCAAGACAGATAGTCCATCTGTCCTTTTCTCTCAACCTTTTCACGCACGTTGATTGCTGAAAGGTTTGCATAAGTTGATTTTGATTTAACTGTGTTTGCCATTTGATTTTAATTTAATTGATTTAACTTTTCTTTGATTTCGTTGTACCGACCAAGTATTCTTTCTCGATACGATTTGTATGACTGTATTGTCTTTGTACTATTCTTTCCGTTGACTTCATTCCTGATTCGTTCTTGAATGCTATCAAGTTTTGTACGATAGTTAGACAAAGCTACAACATAAACTCCATTTCTCCAACCTTTTTTGTGAAAAACTTCAAGTTCTTGTGGATTAATCTTGGAATAGTAGTTGCCTCCCCTCATTGTATTAAGGATTACAACCTCTGTTGTTTCGTCATCTCGTACAATCTTAACTCCATAAACGAGTCTTGATTTGTAGCCATCACCATCAAGGATTACTGCGTACTCATCTTCTAAAGATTGATTCCATATATCCTCTAAGCTATACCTCTTCATACGTAAGTCTTTTTACAACCTCAACGTAGTCTGTGTCTTTTGATAGTCTATTCTCAACCACGTTTATACCGTGGATGATTGATGAATGTGCGATTGGATATCCGTTGTCTGTCATATACTCTTGGATATACACTACACGCATTGGTCTTTTGTAGCATAGGTAATAAAGCATATGCCTTGCATCTACAATGTCACGCCTCTTGTTCTTGGTGAATAAACTTTCTTTGTCGATATTAAATAGTTCACATACTTCCTCTGCGTACTGATTAAAAATATTTGCTTTCATTCAATTGTTTTTTTTCTGCTCTCGTAGTCCGAAAAGATTTCTCCGAAGTATGAGAACAGGTCGTTTAAAATTAAAGTTGTGCGGTCTGATTGTGTCTTTGAAGACACTCGCTCTCTTGATTCCCATTCCTGTACCTGATAGGTATCGTCAAGATATTGGTCATCGATTTCTTGTTCACGCATCTCGGTGAACATCTGCTTTGATTTTGACATATGATTTTGATTTAAAGTTGAGTAGTGTTTGACACCCACTCAATATTAGACTTTGATTTTTCTTCTTCCGATAGTATCAGCAGCACCAAGTACCCACACAAATCAAACAATGTGTCTTCTGTTTCATCGTTGATTCCTCGGTTCTTTATTCGTGCTAACTTATCATCTATCCTTGCACGTAGCGAATCACTTGCGTTGCCCTTGCTAAAGATGTTGATTGGCTCAAGCGCTGAGTTACCGTATGCATCGTTCTTCTCTTGGAGCATCTTACAAACCTTGTCTGTAACCTCCTTTATTCTTTGCTTACTATCCTTCATAACTTGATATCATTTTCCAAATGTAACCTTCAATCTTTTTCAAGTCCTTCGACCTCTTACCTCTACCCTTCTGCTCATACTTGAGTAGGTAGTTGCCATCGCTTAGCATCTGCACATAGTGTCCGCCAATGTACTTGATTACATCAGTACAGTTCTTGTGAAGTTCTGCAAACCTGTGGAAATTTTGATAGTCATCTCGCTTCATCATCACGCCTGTGTCTACGAAGTCTGAGATGGTTAGTTCTTTCTTGTCTGACATTCTTTGTAGTCGTTGAATGTACTTTACGTTGTGAGGGTCTGCCATCTTCGTGTACAGAATCTCGTCTCTGATTAAATGTTTCATACTATTTAATTTAGTTCGTTAATACCGCAAAGGATTACATCCCCCACGATGGGATGTCCTGCGATTTCAGTTGCTTCATTGTTTCGTGGAAGTCCATACAGTAAACCTTCTTCGTTTACTACCAAGACCTTGTCGCTCAGATAAACAAATTCAACATACCCGCCAACGAGTTCTTGCATTTGTTTTAATGAGGTGATTTTTACATCACGTTCTCTCGAACCATTTGATTTTAATACTACTGCCATTGTAAAATGATTTAATTTGTTAAACGAAAATAACACAAAATTTAGACACTACCAAATTTTAGGTCAGATATTTTTACATACCAATAGCCGTTGATTAGTTCCTTGTCTGTGTCTTTCCATATTGTACGTGGTCTGTTCTCTGCGGGGAGGTGACCAACCTCGATGCAAATCTTTACACCGAGGTTTATTGCCTCGTCAATCTCCTCGTGTGATTCAAGCATAGAGTCTGAACCATCATCGTAAACTGCAAAGAGTTCGTGAGCCAACCAATACTCTTCACGTGTCTTGTGTCCGTGCTTCATCGCTTCAGTTACATCCAACCAAACGAAGTTGTCTTTTGTTATATGAATTCCCATTAGCAATGCCCTCCATACTTTACGTCACCCATCTCATCGTACACATCGTAACGGGTTTCTGATTCTTCTTCCTTCCAATCCATACCGTTGTCTGCTGAGACACCGAATCCATATTCAAGTTTGGCATTATCTAAGTTGTCGTCAAGTTCATCAATGAATAGATGCTCGTTGTCCCACAACCAATCCTGTACGTTCTCGTCTTCTACGGTAGAGGGAACGTTAACCTCAACAGTTGCCACCTTGTGGTATACTGCCCGTGTAGTTATTATTACTTTTTTCATTTGATTTTATTTAGATATTAAAAAAAGCAGGAGTGTCTTTGAAGACACCCCCGCATTGGATTTAGTCTTGGTATTTCAAAACCTCATCCTCTTTGAACCAACCACCACAGGAGGAACAATAATAATTTGAGAACCCATCGAATTCTACATCCCCGTAACAATCAATGCACGTGGGAGTCTCTGAAGTTGGGAAGTCATTGTCATCCCAACCAATGTCAAAGGTTTGGTGTGTTGGTTCTACCTCAACCTCATCCTTAATGCCTCTGTCAAACAAGGTATGCTCGTATCGTGATGACTGCTCATACGATTCTTGTATTGGACTGTTGCCTGCCTCCTTAACTCTGTTGAAGTATATCCAACAGGTCACAACCTTTCCGTTGTTTAGCTTAACAGGAATCTGTTCACGTCTGTACCATCTTGGATGACCCTCAAGCATATCTAACTTTTCAAATGTAGCATCGCTTACTTTGAACACGTCAACCTTTACATTGTAACCCAAACCTTTTTGCTTGAGTAGGTATGGCAGGCCATCAACAACCAAGGGATACTTGTCTTGAGTTTTCCCTGCGCCTACGTGCTTTGATGAGGTGAGGTATGTGTAGTAGTTATTGAAACCTTTCTTAAGAGTTCCATACACCGCAACCAAGTTGTCTTGTAGGACGTTGGCTTTTGAATACCATATCCCATCACGATATGTGTATAGGTTTCTGTTGTAGATTTGAAACGAACGTGTCCGTGTGTTGATGCTCACGAATCGTGAGTCGTACTGCTCAAGTTCTTTCTTCCAATTCTGACGTGGTACATTTCCAAGTGACTTAGCAAGAACCTTGCTATCACATTCGTCTGCAGTTCCAAGACCCTTGATAGTTCCGTTCTGCATTAGTAGTTCATCTTTGTTTGCACCACATCTAAATGGGTGAGTGTTTGACAACCCAACCTTACCTACTGTAGCATATCTAAAGTGAGCAATGAATGGTCTCTTTGTTAAGAGAAGTTTGTACTCGTTTGATTTGTGATACGTGGTCTCGAATGTATCGAGCCACACAATTCCTAATCCGTGAGGATTAATTTTCGCTGAAGTCTTAGCGATTTCGTTGGACATTACGTTGTCCTTTTGTTTGATAATAATTACACACATAGTGATTTGATTTGTGAGGAGTGTCTTTGAAGACACCGACCTCTGATTTAATGTTTAATTCTTGTACAAATATAGTCTAATTTATTTGACTATCCAAATTTATTTTATCTTTTATTCTGTTCCAATACGGGAGCGTTGATTCTTTCAGGTGACCTCGGCCTCCACCGTTCCACTTTCTTGCCACCACCTCTGCGAATTCCATAAACTCTTGGTCTTCACAACAGGGGATTTGCTCGGCCATAATCTCAAACATCTCGATAGATTTTTGTCTGTCCCATCTATCGTCCAACGTGTACCTGAATGGAGCGTTCCACTTGCGTAGCTTTCTATTCACCTCACGTACCATAATCGGACGTATCTGCAGGCAACCTGCGGCTTTTTCTTTTATGTTGTATGCATCGTCACTACCTCTGCTCTCAACATAAATTACTGCGCTCACAAAATCATCCCACGTTGGTTCGTAATGTGTCTTTGAAGACACAACCTCTACTGAAGTTGTATCTTCTTTAACACGTTGCTCTTCCAATCTTTCGATTGCTCTTTCAATAACCTCTTCATCGGGTTCGTCTTGTGTCATCCAAGCGAATGACATTCCAATTAGTGGTATCCAAAGGATTGTTCCTATAAAGAGGAACATCAAAACGAGTGCGTTCTTAAATCTTTTCATCGTATTGTATTGTTTCTGTGACTGCATCAGCAATCTGTTCGTTAATGTATTGGATAATCATATCCTGTCTGTCCTCAAGCAAGCATTCAAAGTAGGTTCTTAGGTCTCGGTCTGATTCACCTACCGTTTCATAAAACTTTTCTTGCTCTGTTTGATTCAGTTCATCTACTGCGTTGCGGATGTCTGTCGTGTGCCAAGTAAAGGCGTGTTGATTTTTGATTTGCATTACTGATAAATTTTAATTAGTCCTTCGTTTAGTTTTTCTACATACTCGTTGGCCTTCTTGCGTGACCAAGTCATATACCTGTTTGGTTTCTCGTCAAACAATTCCTCGCTGACATCGTCCCAACAGGATTCAACAACCACGTAGCGCTCAGGATTTTCTCCGTTGCTTACAAGCAAGTTGTACTCTGCGTGATTCATTGTCTCCTCGATGGTGAAGTACGTGTCACCCTCGTTGAACGGGTATGATGTGTACCATACCTCATCCAACAAGTAGTTCTTAGTTCTACAGATGTAGTCAATGAAGTTGTCAAGATGTCTCATATCTTTAAACTCACGAGTCATTGTCCATACACCTTTGCCACCATTGTATCGTGGCTTTCCTGTTTCAAATTGAAGTGTTGCTCTCATTGTTATTTGATTTTAAAAGGTTTAAATTTTTGATAGATGCGGAAACCTTTTACGATTTCCTCTTCCCAACCATTCTCATCGGTCTCCATATAGCGGTCTGTCTCCACCTCAAAGATGAATTCACCATTGCTACGTTGGTACGAGATGTTGTTGTTGTTCAGGAATTTGTCGGTCAGGATTTTAGAGATTTGATGGTCTCTCTTTTCGCTGACATCGTCAAGCAATAGCATATTGCCATCGCTCTCTGCCCTGTAGTTGGCGTAGTGCTGAGTGTACAGGTACTGACCCGAACATCCGCAAGCACAAGCGTTGAGTCTACCTTTGTAGACACTTTCGATTTTGTTCCATTCAATTGTGAAGTCACGAGGTTCAACCTCGAATGGTGTGACGTTTTTGATTTTGAATTCCATTTTGAAATTTGATTTGTGATTGTGTCTTCAAGGACACTATCGGTTTAATACTGCGGTGAATTTACTGCGGTCAATCCAAGGATACTGAGCGATGCTCTCGTTGTATACCCTATCGATGGCCTCCCATTTTGAGTGCGCAGGGAAGACCTTGATAAGTCTCCCCGCATAACGCACCTTGTAATACCTCTTGCGCTCCATTACTTTTTGAATAACTCGTGGTAGAACAATGTCCCCGATGCAAAGCTTAGGAACGTGACGAATCCGCACACGATTGTGAAGTACAAGTACGACACGAGCGAGTGACTGATGTCCCCGTACAAAGCGTAGAGCATACGCCCTGCTGATACGTAGACAAATAAAGCGGTTAATACTGCGATTACCTTTCCTGTGGTTTTGAAAATTGATTTCATAATGTTGATTTAAAAAAATTAATGTTACCTGTTTCGACCTTTTGGTCTCATCAGCGCAGGCACACACCTGCGGACAGGGAGTAGTGTCCTTGAGGACACTACCCGTTCTGCGTTACGCTCTGTACCCGTTTCTCAGCAGGTCTCTGTCGTAGTGGCTCTCCGCATCCAATCGTCTCATAGGGTCAACGAAGTTGATGACCCCACGATTGATTCTGCCTGTCTTGATGTACTTGTTGAAATGCTTTGCGATTTCAAGAATCTCATCAGTCTTGGCCTCATCGCCATTGTACATAGACTTGACAATCGGACGAACCTTTTTGAGCAATGATGCGTGACTGCCATTCGGATTGTTGATGCTGAAGTCCATAATCGTGTAGAACAATTCGTAACGTCTCATCATCTGCTTAACCGATTGAAAGCGTGATACAAGGCGAACCTCAATAACGTTGGCTTTCTGTTGTACTGCCACGTAGCGTGTACCTTGGAAATTGCTCTCCATACGTGGGTTAGCATTGCAGTAGCGATTGCTTAAGCGCTTGCGGAACAATGCGAATACGATTGCAAGGTTCTCACGTGTGGCGTTGAACAATTCTTCGCCTGTCATCCCCTCGCAGGATAAGGTCACGTGACCCCCACAACGATGGTCAGATGGCGAGTAAGAATCCTCGATGATTTTACGTGCATCGTGCATCATTGAGAATACCTTGTTTCTCCATTTACCTGCAGGTAGCAAAGGCAGGATGTTGGTAACTCCCTCGTACCCACAAGATGAATCACGTTCGTACCCTGCGAAGAGCGGTGTGTTACGTACTGCCCCACGTGAGAAACGTGCTTTCTCTACCTCGAATCCAATACCGAATTTGCATTCAGCATCGCCTGTCTCAAGCATTGTAAGGTTTCTGCGGTCTACTGATTTCAGTTGAGCGATGTCGGTATTCTTAGCCCCTTTGCGATAGTCAATAACTCCCATTCTTGAGGTATAGTGGTAACCATTAACTCGACCTCTTTGCGTGCCATCTTGAACGTATCTATCGTTCTGAAAAATTTCGTTGTAATTGATTTCGTTGTTCATTTTCTGTGGTGTTGTGGTAGTGTCCTCAAAGACACTACCCGATTATTGATTTCTGTTTATGCTTCAAATGTTCCGTTAATCATTGCAAGAACCTCACGAACCTGCTCCGCAGTATTGCGAGTGTGAACCTGTCCGTTGGCATCGATTCTCCAAGCAACGTTGTCCCCGTTAGGATTGCGGAACGACAATGTAATCAAGGTCTCTACTCGGTCACGTTGTGTCGCTTGCTCTGTGGCCTCTTCGATTGCCTGCTCTACTGCCTCGTTGATTTCTTCTTCTGTAGCATTCTCTGAATGCTCTAACGAATCAAGGTCAATGTCTCTGCTGAATTCCAACAGACCTGCCAACGAGCGGTTTGCCTGCTCACCTGCATTGTCACACATTGTGTTGAATGCCTCAATGATTCGTGGGTCAAGGTTAGCCACCTTGATGACCTTGTAGAAGTAGGATTTCTGCCATCCGAAGACCTTAAGACCGAAGTCCGCTTTTGACCATTGGATGCCCTCCTCACGAAATACATCTTTGCCCTCTGATGAATCGAACCAATTGACTGCCTGCTTTACGAGGTCAGCCATTGACATTGTGTGTTCAAATTTGCGCTTCTGAGCATTGGCAACGTTGCGCTTTGCTCGTTTGATTTCGTTGAGGTTAATTGCCTGCTTGACCTGTGGCAGGTTCAAGAATGCAGTTTCGATTGATAGTAAATTGCTCATAATTTGTTGTTTTTAAGAGTTAATTTGTTGATTTTCAGTTACTTACGTTAATTTTAGTGGGGCTTTATCTCCCCCGTTGGTACAAATATAGACTATTTCTTTGATATAACAAGCACAAATCTCGTCTAATTCTAATTTTCTTTGCGTTTACAGATTACGCAGGTCTGTTCACGTAGATTTATTTAGGTCTGAAATTTTTCGTGCAGGGGCTAACCGATGTCTTCGGATGTCTCGCATTGGGAAACGGGGAACGGGGAACGGGGCGCAGGGTCATTGTGTCCTTGAAGACACTAAACTTGAACCGATAGTTTTGGTTCACATCCTGTGGACGTGGGGCGCAGGGGCGCACACGTCAACGGGGGGAACGGGGGACGTAGTACGGGGAACGGGAACGGGGGACGGGGGCAGGATTGTGCAGGACGGCAGGCCGTCACAACAGGCCGTCAGAAAAACGGCAAAAAATCCGAGCGGGACGATTGAAAGCAGACCCCCACCCCTCAAAAAAAAATCGAGTTCCGTTGCGGGCAGGCGCACGCGTGGCGGGGGGGAACCCGAATACTACATATATCTAATAAATTTTTCGTATCTTTGACTGATGAAAGACTACGTCATCGCAATAGAGAACAGAGTACCTGTAGGCTTCGCATTAGGTTGGGCTTGGTACAGGAGTGATGAGGAGTTTGACTATGGGGAGTTTATCCTCTATTTAGGTTTGATAGCGATAAACGTAAAATATAAGTAAGATGAAAAAATTTGGCGGAGTATATAAGAAGACATTACCTCAAGGGGTAACAGGAATTCAGCAAGCAATCGATGTGAAGGATATGAAGAGACAATCTGAAAAGGTTAATTCAATTGCACGAGGAATGGTTAAGGCTGATATTATCTCCACACGAATTAAAGAAATGTTTTGATTTGATATACTGTTGATTTGATTTGAAAGGGAGGAGCAGAGATGTTCCTCTTTTTTTTTGTGCCGGATATCGGAGTCGAACCGATACGGACTTTTCAGTCCAACAGATTTTAAGTCTGTCGTGTCTACCAATTTCACCAATCCGACAGTCCTCATTATTGGATTTGAACCAATGACCTTCATCGTATAAGGATGCTACTCTAACCAACTGAGTTAAATGAGGAATAGTACCCCCTATAGGACTCGAACCTATAACCTACACATTAGAAGTGTGTTGCTCTATCCAATTGAGCTAAGGGGGCTTGTGCTGATTATATTATAACATTGTCGATTTACTGTCGCTATTGTGTCAATTATTAATAGCTAACTAACTGATTATCAATACTACTGTCGATAATGTCGATTTTAAAGTCAAAAGTTACAGTAAGAAAAATAATAATATATATATTACTACTACTACTATATAGAAGAAGAAAAACGACATTAGACATTTATTACACGAGCATTAGACATTATACCTGTTCGCATATAAAGCTACTACATTTGTACCAAATATATGCATACGCATACAAAAAACTTTAGTATATTTGTAAAAAATCAAATAATATGAATGAAATCGGATACTCTCCAAAGAATTTAAAGTTTGACCAAGAGGGTCGTGACAAGTTAATATCAGGAATAAGCACCATTGCTGCGGCAGTAAAGTCCACACTCGGCCCTTCCGGGCAGACGGTGCTGATAGAATCACCGCACCACACACACGGCATTACAGTTACTAAGGACGGTGTTACGGTTGCAAAGGCCGTTGACCTATTAGACCCCACCGAGAACCTTGCGGTTCGTATGATGAAGGAGGCGGCAGACAGAACGGCTACCTCAGCAGGTGACGGTACAACAACTGCCATTGTCCTGACCGAGGCTTTAGTCAAAGCAGGTATGGAGCACATCACACCTGATATGAATAAGACGGAAGTTCTACGAGATTTAGTCAAGCAAACGACAATCATCTGCGACAACCTTAAGAAGAACGCACGCAAGGTAACAAAGGGCAGGCTAAAGGACGTAGCTACAATATCAGCTAACAATGACAACACCATAGGCGATATAATCGCAAAGGTGTACAAGGCCGTTGGCGAGAATGGTATCGTTACAGTTGACAAGAGCCAAACCTCTGAGACATACTACGAGACTACAAATGGTATAAAGGTTGAGCGTGGATACACATCCAACCTATTTATAACCAACCACGAGAAGGACGAGTGTGTCCTTGAGGACACTCACATACTTGTGTCTGATGCTGAGATAAGTAATGTCCTTCAGATTGAAAATATTCTGAAACCAATTATCACAGAAGGCAAGAAGCTACTCATCATTGCACCGTGCTCAAACAATGTCAACAACACGCTTGCAGCAAACAAGATGAAGCGTGACCTAAAGATATGTACCATCAACCCGCCATCGTTTGGATACAAGCAGCACGAACTAATGCAGGACATTGCAGTTAGTGTAGGTGCTACATACTTCAGCGAGAAGACAGGTGACGACCTAAGCCACATTACATTTGAGGACCTTGGTTATGCATCACGTGTAACGGTAGGTAGAGATGATACTGTTATCATTAAGGACTCTGACATTACAGACGATGCCGTTGACGAGAGAGTAAATCAGTTATGGGCAGCACACAAGAACACAAACAAGAAGGCAGACAAGGATTTTATCCTTTCACGAATCGCCTCCCTTACGGGAGGGATAGGTGTTATCTATGCCGGTGGACAAACAGACCTTGAGCAGAAAGAGTTGTATGACCGTATTGACGATGCAGTATGTGCAGTACGCTCCGCACTTGAGGAAGGAATACTACCCGGTGGTGGAGTAGCCTTGTACAACGAGGTTAACAACATACTGAAATCAGGAGATGAAGGTGTGGTTGCTAAAATTTTATCGAGTGCACTTCGTGCACCTTCAAATCAGATTTGTGTAAACGCAGGAAAGGATGAGTTCTTTTATGAGTGGGAGAAACCATACCACTACGGTCTTAATGTAAAGACAGGTGAATATGGCGATATGTACAAGATGGGTGTTATTGACCCATTGAAGGTAACCAAGAACGCACTACAAAACGCAGTATCAGTTGCGGTAACTATTCTATCTACTAACGCTATTATTACAATGGCAAGAACCTACGAGGATGCCAATCTATAACGAAACATTTGCAGAGACTTGGGAGAAGGTTGATAGGATTAATTCAGCTAAAAAGCTTTTGCGTGAGAACGGATATGAAGTGAAACCTTTAACACCAAAGAGAGATGAAACCAATAGGTAACTACATTTTAATAAACATAATAGAAGAAGAGATTGAAACCTCATCAGGATTAATACTATCAGGAGAGGAAGCTAATCAGCTTAGGTATAAGAAAGCAGAAGTCGTTGAAGCCGGAACAGATGTTAAGGTGATAGCATCAGGTGATACTATCTACTACGACAGTCGTGCAGGATACACAATGATGATTAACTCAGAGTCTTATACCATTATTCGTGAGACTGATGTCGTTGTTGTTTTATAAACGCATTCATCTCTAATATCATATTTCGATATACCTTGTCGGTATACGATACATTCTTTAAGAACATAGGATTTACAGAAGGGCTAACGGGGATTTCTTCCCCGTTTAGTTTTTTATACATACTACCTATCATACGTCTTCCTTTGTACGAGATTTCGTACAATGCTTTTTTGTGGCCGGACCTTTTACGGAAGACGGTAATCCAACCATCACGTAATAGCTTGTCAAATCTATTTACATCCCAAGACAGTAGTTCATCAAACTCATTGAACTTGTCTTTACTAAAGTATTTTTCAGAATAAAGGAATAGGAGCATATCAAGTTCTCCTGTTGAGATTCCATACTTAGCTTTTACAAAATATCTTATAACCCTCCAATATTTTAAGTAGTCGTTCGGTGGAGGCTTCCTGTAATTTCCCATCAAATTAAATTCATATCTTTGTAGCAAAGATACAAATTATGGCAGACAAGGATAAAAAGAAGGATAGTAAGAAGTATACCAAGGGTGATATATCTGATAAAAAAATAAACTTAGACCAATACACGTTTAAGAATTCAGATGTAACAAAGTGGAGTAGCCCTAACTATTCATTGAAAGAACAGACCACTACCCCTACATTAAGAGGTATGGCTCAGCTTGGAAGTACCAAGTCCCCTATTAACTACTATAATAAGAAACGAAGAACTGCGGGCAGCAGAATCAGAAACAGAAGAGGAAACGCATAAACAACAAAAAAAATGGCTAAAGGATTAAAACCTTATTTCACAGGAGCAAACAAATCAATGGGAGGCAAACCTGAAAAGTTTGGATTACCATCGAACAAGCAAATTGCAAATAGCGTTTACGCCTCTTGTGGTAAAAAGAAAAAGTAATGCCCAAAGATGCTTGCTATAGAAAGGTAATGAAAAGTTACGGCAAGTGGTCAGCCCGTGCTGCACAGGCTACTGCTAAGTGTCGTAAGTCAAAAGGAAAGGTTCGTAAATCTGAAGCAGGGTCTAATCTAAAAAGATGGACTGCTGAGAAGTGGGTAGACACAAGAACAGGAAAACCTTGTGGTACAGGAAACAAAAGCGAATACTGTAGACCATCAAGAAGAGTGTCTTCAAAGACACCGGTTACAAAATCAGAGATGTCTAAAAGCACTCTAAGAAAAAAGCAAGCAGAAAAAAAGCGTATAGGCAAGCAAGGTGCGAGCGGTAAAAAAGTATCTGCAGTAAGAAAAAGAAAAAAGTAAATGGCGGACAAAAGCAAAATGAAATGCAATGTCGTGAAAGCAAGCGACAGAGCGGGTAAAAAGAAAATGGTTAAGGCGTGTGCTAACGGCAAGGAGAAGTTAATTCACTTTGGCGCAAAGGGCTATGGCCATAACTATTCTGCTGCAGCACGCAAATCATTTAGAGCACGCCATAAGTGCGGAACGGCTACCAACAAGTTGAGCGCAAAATATTGGGCTTGTAAGAAGTTGTGGGGCGGTCCGGGTAAGAGTACGGCCTCCTCTCCTAAGAGCAGAAAAGGCAAGTATTAGACGAAAATTAATAATATATAAAAGCTATCTTTGTAGCAAACAAATAATTATGGGAAAGCTATTAGTAAAGTGCGGTCTATGGATTCAAAAACAATGGTGTAAATTCCAATGTTCTTGGAACAAGTTAGTGTCTAAGCTTATGTTTAAGACAACAGACTGCCCTTATAAGCTATGCACTTGTAAAAAATAAAATACTATGAAATCTAAAGGGTTAGGAGATACGATTCACAAGGTAACATCAGCAACAGGAATTAAGCAGGTTGTTGATAAAGTTAGCAAAGCAACAGGCAAAGATTGCGGTTGCAGTAAGAGACGTAAGACCCTTAACGAGTTATTCCCTTATAACCAAAGTAAGGAATAAGATGACTATGTCAGATTTGAAAATATATTTTTTAAACGCAAGCGCATTTGTCTTGTCGTACTCGCAGATTGATATGATACTAAAAATAATGTTGTTAGTATTATCCATTGGATATACTGCACAACGTTGGTACTTGTTAGATAAAGAGCGTAGAAATAAAAATAATGAGGGCAATAAATAAAATTATTGTTCATTGCTCAGCAACACGAGAGGGGCAAGATATAACCGCAGGAACTATCAAACGATGGCACGTAGATGGTAGGGGATGGTCAGACATCGGATACCACTATGTGATTCTATTAGATGGCCGAGTTGAAGTCGGCAGACCTATTATCAGGTCAGGTGCTCACACCATTGGAGAAAACAAAAATAGCATAGGCATTTGCTATATCGGAGGTGTAGAAGAGGATGGCAAGACACCAAAAGACACAAGAACGGAAGAGCAAAAGAAAAGTTTAACCAACCTGCTCATTACTTTAAAATCAATCTATGGTGATGATGTGAAGATTCACGGCCATAGAGATTTTGCAGCGAAAGCCTGCCCAAGTTTTGATGCCACGGAAGAATACAAATTCATATGAAGAAGATATTAGATTGGTTCGGGGGTAGTGTCGTAAAAGATATAATGGATGGATTGGATAATCTATTCACATCTAAGGAAGAAAAGATTGCTGCCAAGGCAGCAATTCAGAAAATGCTTTTAGATAAGCATCTTGAATTGCAGAAGATGCAAACCGATGTTATAATCACAGAGGCAAAAGGTAATTGGCTACAAAGAAGTTGGAGACCTATTCTTATGTTGGCCTTTGGATTTATAGTTATATATGTAAAGTTTATCGCTCCACTATTCGGATTACCTATACCTCCACTTGAAAATGAGTTTTGGAACTTGTTGCAATTAGGTATTGGTGGATACGTTATTGGACGTACCGGAGAGAAGATGATTAAGACCTACTCCGAAAAAAACTGATAATTAAAATCAGTACCTTTGTATTTTAAAACGAGGTTACATATATGGCAAGAATTAGCACATACCCAATAGACGAAGCAATATCAGGGGGAGACAAGTGGATTGGCTCTGATGCTGCGTTTGCTAATGCCACAAAGAATTTTACAGTAAACAAGGTTGCCGCATTTTTAAATTCGGCAAATAAGATTGAGTCTCAATCTTTAATGTACAGATATCAGGATTGGCAAACGGGTGACTTAAGGAATAATGGTACGATTTCATTTACAAATCCGCAACCGAGCGAGACAGTACCGTTCAGCAGTATTACAGATTTAAAGTTTAGTCAGTACACATTGGCTATGGCTCAGGTGGAAACTTTTTATACCTCACCCCTGATAGGCGCTTATGTGCTTATTACAAAGGCGAGTAATGTTTCAGATTGGGCTATATACAAATGGAACTCATCTAACCAAGATATAAATGAACCGTTGTTTTATGACATCGGTTTAACACACGTTTCGAGCAATGGCGTGTTTAAAAAAGACGAAGAATATTTCTTATCTTTGTTGCAGCTAAATTCAATTGGGCCTTCACCAATACCGGACAAGAATTTTGTATACGTCCAAGGTACTCCTTCTGCGGTTTGGGTGGTGAACCATAACTTAAATAAATATTGTTCTGTATCCGTTGTAGATAGTGCGGGTACTGAAGTATTAGGCACTATCGATTACAATAGCTTGGACACGGTAACAATAACATTTAGCGCACCGTTTTCGGGCGAGGCGTATTTTAACTAAAAGAAAAAAAATAAGTTATGGCAATTAGATTTTTAGACAACTTAAACTTAGAGGAGAATCAGTTACTGAACACCTCCCTACAACAAGTAGCCTCCGACCCAACAGGATTTACGGGGCAAATCATTTTCAACACAACAAGTAAAACATTTAAGTATTACTCAGGTAGTGCTTGGATTGAGTTAGACGGAAGCGGTGACATCTCAGGTGTGACTGCCGGTACAGGTTTGTCCGGTGGTGGTACATCGGGTACTGTTACTGTTAGCGTTGATTACTTAGGTAGTGATAACATTATTCTTTCTGCTCCGGCTGCACCTGCAGTAGTGGATACAGACCTTATCATTATTAGTGATGAGACTGATAGCAATGTTAAAAAGACTGCTATATCAACTCTTCCTTTTACAGATAATACAGGTACAGTAACTTCTGTTGGTACATCAAGCGGTACATTTGTTAGTGTAACAGGTGGTACTATTACAACAACAGGAACTATTGGCGCTGACCTTAGTGCAACAGGTACTGCAAATAACACTACATTCCTTAGAGGGGATAACGTTTGGGCAAGTATTCCTTCAGGATATCAAGAGTGGACTCTTGGTGCTGACTCAGGAACTGCAAACACAATTCTTAACAAGGATACAGTTACTATCAAGGGTGGTGTTGGATTGTCATCAAGCATCTCAACTACAGGTACAGTATCTGATTTAGTAATTGATTTAGACAACACGGCAGTTACTGCGGGTAGCTATACTCTTGCAAGTATCACCGTTGATGCTCAAGGTCGTATTACTGCTGCAAGTAGTGGTAGTGCAGGGGCGATGAGTTCATTTAATATTGCAGGTGATAACGCAGGTTCTCAAAGCATTATTGATGGTGATACCATTACATTCGCAGGTAAAGAAGGTATTGTAACAAACGGTACTGCAGTAAACGATGAGATTGGAATTACTCTTGACCTTACTGAACTTCCTTTAAAAGCATCATACGATGCGAAGACTGACCAATTAGTTGGAATCTTCGATAAGGCTGCCGACCAAGGTAAGATTGTAATTAATACAATTACATTAGATTCTTGGGGTGCTGCTAAGGCTGATGTAAACCTTGGGTCTAACAAGCTTATTGCAGTTACAGACCCAACTGCTGCTCAGGATGCAGCTACTAAGAACTATGTAGACACTACGTTTGCAGGTTCGGGTGCATTGATTTACCAAGGGGGATACGATGCAACTACTGCAGCCCCAACGGGTGCTGCCGTTAAAAAAGGATTCACCTATGCGGTAACTAAAGCGGGTACAGGTAGCCCTGCAGGTTTTTGGAGTCCTAAGTTGGAAGTTGGTGATTTGATTATTGCTAATCAAGACAACCCTACAACTGCAGCAGATTGGACAGAGATTAACAAGAATATCGATGTTGCAACTGCAACAGTTCAAGGTATTGCAAACTTCCCAACTGCAGGTGGATTAAGTGTATCAAGCGGTGCGGTTAGCTTACCTAATGTTGTTACTGCAGGTAGCTTTGGTTCTGCAACGCAAACACCAAGCGTGACTGTAGATGCTAAGGGACGTGTAACATCTATCTCTAATACATCAATTCAGATTACCTCATCTCAGGTGACAAACTTCTGTGATGATGTTGAGAGTTGTATCAAAAAAAGAACTGAGTTCGCAGACACAATAGGTGATGGTGTGACACTACCTTGGAGAGTTAATCACAATTTAGGAAGTCTTGACGTTATGGTTCAGGTATATGATACCAAAACATTTGAGACGGTGATGGTGAGTGTTGTAAGGGTAGACCTAAACAATGTTGAGATTGTGACTACCAAGCCAATAGCACCTGCCGGAGCAAGAGTCTTGATTAAGCAGATTGGATAAAATAAAATAAATATATGTCGTCAATAAAATTCAAAGATGGAATTGATGTTGACGGGACGATGACTGTAAATGGTAACGAGATGGGGGCTAACGCCTTCACCTCGACTACCATTCCTACAAACACTAATCAACTCGTTAACGGAGCGGGGTTCGTAACAAGTAGCGGTAATACAATTATCGGTACAGATACAAACCTCAGCACCTCAGGTGCTAATGTAGTAAAATCACTCACACTAACTGATGGCGTTATTACGGGGCACACAACGAGGGTATTAACTTTGGGCGACCTTGGTTATACAGGAGCAACTAATGCAAACTACATAACCAATAACAATCAGTTAACTAATGGTTCAGGTTATATAACAAGCGGGGGTTCTACTGTATTTTCAGGAACTAAGACATTTAATGACGATGTTTACTTTAATGACTCCTGTTTTCAACCTTACCATTCTGTAGCAGGTAACGCTTACTACTATGATAGTTATGGAGGTAATAACAACTTAAGATGGTTTGTACAGGGCGCTAAATCCGACATCATTAGATACCAACCATATTCCAATACTGAATATTGGGATGGGAAGGCTTGGGTGGCTTGGAACAACCCCACTATGTTTAACAACATATTGGATGGTCAGAAGTCTACAAGTTCAGGTGGGTCTATTAATAACACTACAAAGAAATTTAGATTTGAGGTTAGTTCTGCAACGGGATGGCCAACAACTGCAATTCTTTGGATAGAAACTTCTTGGACCGGATTTTCTTATCCCGGACTAACTGTCGAAATAGAAGAGTACGATACTGCAACGGGCAGTTGGGAAACAAATGCGGGAGCGTTTTCTGATTTTACAAGAGAGAACGGATTTACCAATTGGGGTTTAAATGCCCACGTAATAAACTCTCTTCACACAGGTGATAGCAGGACAAGGTTTACGCTAACCTATGGGGATATCCCAACGTCAGGTAGCTATACAACTGTCCCTTTATTAAACGTTATGTTGACTTCTAATTTTTCAGGAGTTGATAATGCACAATTACCATTTACTGTAAACTACAATAAAGACTTAACTACAACAGGTAAGTTAATTTCTTCAGGTGGTAATTCAGATGAATGGAACTCTGCTTATGATAATCAAATCACAAAGCTTGCAGTTTCAGGAACAACAACAAAGACATTAACTGCTACTCAGCAGGATGGTGGTACTCTTACCGCATCTTGGTCTGATAAGGATAGTACACAAGACTTAGCTATATCAGGTACAACACTAAGTATAAGCGGTGGTAACTCTGTAGAAGTTCCAACCTCTATTGGTCCTCAAGGACCTAAAGGAGATACCGGGGCTCAAGGTCCTCAAGGAATCAAGGGAGATACAGGGGCTCAGGGAATACAAGGAATAAAAGGAGATACCGGTTCGGTTGGACCTGCCGGTGCGAAAGGTGACACCGGGGCTCGTGGCCCTATCGGTGAAACCGGACCTCAAGGAGATACCGGTGCTAAAGGTGATACAGGAGCAAGAGGGCCTGCAGGAGCAGCCGGTGCTAAAGGAGATAAAGGTGACACAGGAAACGGTATAGCTAAAACTTCTCAAGAAGGGTATACTTTAGTGTTAGACTATACTGATGGTACTCGTTTTGTCACAGGAAATATACGTGGTGCAACCGGGGCACAAGGTGCGACAGGCGCTACCGGAGCAGCCGGTGCGAAAGGTGACACAGGTGCAAGAGGACCTCAAGGTATTCAAGGAGCAACAGGTGCGGTTGGACCTGCGGGCGCTAAGGGAGACACAGGCGCAGTTGGACCTGCGGGTGCTAAGGGTAACACGGGGGCTAAAGGCGACACCGGCAATGGAATTGCTAAGACCACTCAGGTTGGATATAACCTTGTGTTAGATTATACAGATGGTACTCGATTTGAAACTACAAGCCTACGTGGTGCTACCGGAGCTACCGGAGCACAAGGACCTAAGGGAGACACAGGTGCAGTTGGTGGCGTAGGACCACAAGGTCCTAAGGGAGACACGGGTGCTGCGGGCGCTAAGGGCGCTACAGGCTCTACAGGTGCTCAAGGCCCTCAAGGCGTTAAAGGTGACACCGGTGCTGCAGGTGCGACAGGGCCACAAGGGCCTGCCGGACCAAAAGGTAGTACAGGTTCAACAGGAGCAACAGGAAATGGAATTGCCAAGACTGCGCAAGACGGATACACTTTAGTATTAGATTACACAGACGGAACAAGATTTCAAACTACAAGTTTACGTGGAGCAACGGGAGCGACAGGTCCTCAAGGACCTAAGGGCAACACCGGTGCTGCCGGTGCAACCGGGGGCGTAGGTCCTCAAGGACCTAAGGGTGACACCGGTGCTGCGGGTGCTACAGGACCTGCAGGTGCAAAAGGTGCTACAGGTGCTGCCGGTGCAACCGGTCCTGCAGGACCTAAAGGAAGCACGGGCGCTACAGGTGCAACCGGTAACGGTATAGCAAAAACGACACAGGTAGGTTATAATTTATTATTAGAATACACGGACGGAACTAAGTTCGAGACAACGAGTTTAAGGGGTGCTACAGGTGCTACAGGTGCTGCCGGAGCACGAGGGCCTCAAGGTATTCAAGGAGAGACCGGGGCTACAGGTCCTGCAGGTGCAAAAGGTGCTACAGGAGCAGCCGGGCCACAAGGTCCACAAGGAGTTAAGGGTGATACCGGAGCAGCCGGTGCAACCGGGGGTGTAGGCCCTCAAGGCCCAAAGGGTGATACGGGTTCTACAGGACCTCAAGGGCCTGCCGGGCCAAATGGTGGGGCTTCTCACTATGTAAATTCAGGAGATAGCTATTCTAAATATAGGTTGTGGGGTAATAGTTCCACCTATGCAATAGGTATGTATTCAGGTCAAACGTATGGGTACTTGAATGATTATGCTATGACATTCCAAATGAACAACGACCCTGACCGTGGTTGGCTTTGGAAGTACGATGGTCAAGTAAAATCAGACGGAGCAATGTCTCTTACAACATCAGGTAATTTAAAACTCAAAGGAGTTGCTGATGTTGGTTATGTTAAAGTAAATGGGAAAGACGTAATTAGCGATAAAGGTGCTTGGATTGGAGACCCAACAGGATTGGTTGGCCCACAAGGACCTCAAGGTGCGACAGGCGCTACCGGACCTCAAGGTGCTAAAGGTAATACCGGTGCAGCCGGTGCAGCCGGTGCGACAGGTCCGCAAGGTCCTAAAGGTAATACCGGTGCTGCCGGACCACAAGGGGAACAAGGTTTACCGGGGGCTAATGGAAAAGATGGCGCTACCGGACCACAAGGGCCTGCGGGGGCGAAGGGAGCGACAGGAGCAACCGGTCCTACCGGACCTAAGGGTTCAACAGGCGCTACCGGACCACAAGGGCCTGCGGGTGAACCCGGTAATACTTTTCCCGTGTTTCTTGACGGAAGAGAGCAGGGTATTGTGGATAGAATGGACGTTGACACAAGAGCGGGACTCTGCTTTATAACAACATCATCAGGAGAATCATTTGCCCTTGCACTCGCTAAGTAACATAAACAATAAATTCATATCTTTGTAAAAATTAAACAATTCAATAAAATGGCAAAATTGACAAAGCAAGAGTTAGAGAAAGTACAAAAGTTGGTAAACGATTTTAATGCTTTGAAGGTTCAACTCGGTGATACGGTAATCACTCAAAACAATCTTCTAAAAAACATTGAGGAATTAAAGATTCAGTACGCTTCTGAAGAGGCAGTATTAATCGATAAATACGGAAAGGATTCTGTAATCAACGTTCAGACGGGCGAGATTTCACAGAAGCCTTCTGAAGAACAAACAGAATAAATGGGAAAGATTAGCACATATTCAATTGACGCATTACCTACGCTAAAAGATAAGGTAATTGGCTCTGATGCCGATGATAGTTTAGTAACTAAAAACTATTTACTCAGCGACATTATCGGTCTTGTTGAGACACCAAATCTTCAGGAGGTTTTAGATGCGGGGAATATTGCTACTCAAAGCATTTTTTTAAAAGGAGTCGTTGACACAGAACAGTTAAACGTTGGTGTGAGCGCCTCCTTTGCAGGTACTGCAGAATTCACAAACAATGTTCTTTTTGACATTGGTGATGTAGAACTACAGGGGGGTGTAAAAGACTCTACAGGAAACTATGGAACTGCAGGTCAGTTCCTTCAAACAAATGGTAGTACAGTAGAGTGGGTAACACCACCACCGTTCCCCGCTGATTTACAATCTGTTCTCGATACAGGTAATACGGCTAAACAAGATATCAATCTTTTAGGCAACATAAATCTTCAGGGAGATTTAGTTCAGTCTGTAGGTAATACTCAGCTTATTGATTTAGTAGTAAAAGGAAAATCAATATTTGAAAATGCTGCTGAGTTTCAAACAGAAATAATAGCCTCAGGACCTATACTCGATGCCGGTGGTAACCCGGGTACTGCGGGTCAAGTTCTTGTATCTGCAGGAAATGCAGTTAAATGGGTTGACAATGTTATTGTAAACCAACCTACTTTTTATAAGGTATTAGAGGGCTCTTCGTTTGCAGACCAACTACCCACAGGACAAAACTCCCCACTACAGATTGAGTTTGGGGCTAACCAACAAACCCCTGAGGTTAACTTACTTCCAACAGGTGAGGTTAACTTCCTTGTTGATGGAACGTACTTCTTTGAAGCATTTGGTAATGTAGAAAGAAACGGTAACTCAGGTGGTGTTGCTATGGTGATGTACCGCATACTTCTTAATGGAACACAGTTAGGAATAACAAGAGGTGTTGACGTTAATAGTGTAGGTATTATGATACCACTATCAGTTTCTGAGCCAATCAATGTAGTTGCAGGAGATGTTCTTACGTTTGAGATACTAAGAGATGCGAACGGTGTAAACCAAGGTGGGTTATACACTCATCAAATTGCAGGTGGTGTTTGGCCTACAGTACCTTCAGCATCTATTTCAGTTTGGAAGCTGACTTAAAATATAAATAAAATGGATATAAGAAAAATCAGCATAGGCCCTGACTACAAGTCAGGAGCAATGCACTATATAGTTAATCAGGAAATTTTAAACGGTACTCACAAGATTCATCTTATTAGATATGATGAAGAGTCGGATTCAATAAAGATTTGGATTGAGAGCGATAGAGAAGAGATACTCTTATGGAAGGAGTTTACAAGCACTATGCCCATCTCTATTGAGTATAATATAAATTTCTAACGATATGACTAAGGAAGAAAAGCAAGAGATGCTTGTTCATTTAGAGCAACTAAAAGCAGAGAAATCAAATACCGATGACTTTGGTGAGCAGATGGAAATAGCTGACCAAATTCACGCAATAGAAATGAAATTGAACGGAGTTAAACCAACGGATTCTTACTTTGAATGTGAAGGTTGTGGCTCATAAAAAACAATATGCGGTCTCCATTTTACTTTATAGTGAGCCCCAAGAAGGGCAAGCGTTATGATAACACCAAAGATATAGGTGGGGTAGAGGTTATAACTTCTACATCAGAAGAGGATTTTCGATTCTCGAATCGAGAAGCTATAGTAAAAGAACTACCCTTAGGGTATCAAGGTCCGGTCAAAGTTGGTGACACACTTCTTGTGCACCACAACGTATTCAAGTTTTACAATGACATTAAAGGCAGAAGAAAGAGTGGCAAGAGTTTCTTTAAGGACAACTTATTCTTTATAGAGCCTGACCAATTCTTTATGTACCATAATGGTACACAATGGAATGCCTATGACAGGTATTGCTTTGTAGAACCAATTCCCGTACAAAATTCGTATATTTATAAAAATACTAAGGAAGAACCTTTAATGGGTTTGATTAAGTATCCTAATGAATACCTAATTAATAAAGGAATAAACAAAGGGGATATGGTTTGTTTTAGACCCGATAGCGAATATGAGTTTATGGTAGAGGGTGAGAAACTATATAGGATGTTTGACCATAGTATTACAATGAAATTATGACAACAATATTCTTGACTGACGTATTCGAAAACCCCGACAAGTATGTTGCGGGTATAAAACAGAAAGGCTTTACTGATTTTAAATCAGGAGATAATGTTTTTAAAAACGTTCAAGAGTTAGAAGGGGATGATGTTACAAAAGCTATAGAGTCTTTGTTAGGTGCAAAGCTTGTTTTAAGTTTTGCAAGGATGTCTCCTTTAGGCCAAGAAGAACCTAACTTTATACACAAAGACGATATGCACGGTGACTACACCGCTATATTGTATTTGAATAAAACGTATCCAAGTGGATACGGTACAACACTATACGATGAAGATGATAATGAGATATCGATATGTAAAGCAAAGTACAATTCTCTTTACATATTTCCCTCAAGTGTAAAGCATTCAAGAAATACTTTACAGAACTTTGGAGAAGGTGATGATGCAAGATTAGTTCAAGTTATGTTCTTTAAGATTTAAAAAATGAAAAAAGACAAGTGGGTGTTTTTCGAAGATAGTTGGAATGAGCACGATGGTAGCCCAATTCCTTTTAAGAAAGAAAAAAGATTTAGAAGTGAATTCAAAAGAAACAAAATTAAAAATAATAGAGGCAGGTCACAGGGCGGTGGAGCAGCTTATAAAGGTGGCGAAGGAAGCGATTATTAAACACGACCCTGAAGACGACCTATCTGCTGACAGATTAAAGAATGCAGCAGCAACAAAGAAGTTAGCAATCTTCGATGCTTTTGAAATCCTAAATAGGATTGAAGCAGAGAAGGAGGCGATAGAGTCTATGGAGAATGGCTCTAATAAAGTAGATACTAAACAAGGGTTTGCAGAAAGAAGGTCTAAATAGTTTATATAGGATTGTACAAGATTACGTACCTAAATCCGTACTCACCAACAAGAACAAAGCAAAGAGTTGGGAGTATGGGTATGATGATACCTATGACCTTATTATAATATCAAAAGACGGAACTTTAGGGGACGTTATAGAAATACAGAACCTAAAAATAGGTTTACCCCTTGCTCCAAAAAAGTGTCTTCAAAGACACTTAAAAAAAGAAAATCAGTATTGGGAAAGAAAAGAACTCCCTAAAGAACTGAATAAGATTCAATCTATATTTCAATGGAATGATATGCCTAAGGAATTTAAAAACCGTTGGGTTGATTACATTGAAAAAGAATTTGATTATCGTGAAGACGGGTGTTGGTTTATGAATAACGGTAAGCCAACTTACATAACCGGAAGCCATTATATGTATCTTCAATGGACATCTATTGATGTTGGATATCCTGATTATAGAGAGGCTAATAGGTTGCTTTATATTTTTTGGGAAGCCTGTAAGGCAGACAAGAGAAGTTTCGGAATGGTCTATTTAAAGATTAGACGTTCAGGGTTTTCCTTTATGTCCTCATCAGAGTCTGTTAATACGGCAACACTTGCAAAAGATGCGAGGGTTGGTATATTATCAAAGACGGGTTCTGATGCTAAGAAGATGTTTACAGATAAGGTAGTTCCTATAAATAGTAGGTTACCATTCTTCTTTAAACCCATTATGGACGGTATGGATAAGCCTAAAACAGAGTTGGCTTATCGTGTGCCGGCATCCAAGATTACAAAGAAAAATATGTTTGACTCAGATGCTGAGCAAATAGAAGGATTAGATACCACTATTGATTGGAAGAACACCGATGATAACTCATATGACGGTGAGAAACTTTTACTGTTAGTACACGATGAGAGTGGTAAATGGATAAAGCCAAACAATATTCTTAATAATTGGCGAGTAACAAAGACCTGTCTTAGATTAGGGAGTAAGGTTATAGGCAAGTGTATGATGGGCTCTACATCCAATGCATTAGCAAAGGGTGGTGACAACTTTAAAAAACTATACACAGATTCTGATTTAGGAAAACGAAATGCAAATGGTCAAACCAAAAGCGGTATGTATTCACTTTTCATTCCTATGGAATGGAATATGGAAGGGTTTATAGATAGGTATGGTATGCCTGTTTTTAGAAATCCCAAGAAACCATTGTTGGGCGTTGATAACGAAATTATCAATCAAGGCGCTATCGATTATTGGGAAGCAGAGGTTGAGTCATTAAAGAATGATGCTGATGCCTTGAATGAATTTTATCGACAATTCCCAAGAACAGAGTCACACGCATTTCGTGATGAGAGCAAGCAATCAATATTTAATCTAACAAAGATATATCAACAAATAGATTACAACGATTCCTTAATAAAGGAACACCACATTACTCAGGGTTCTTTCCATTGGAAAAACGGAATCAAGGATAGTGAAGTTGTGTTCTCTCCGACAAAGAGTGGCAGATTCTTTTTAAGTTGGATACCAAGTTCAAGGGTAAGAACTGCCCCTGTAGTTAAGAACGGGGGTAAATTTCCTCCGAACGAACACATAGGTGCATTCGGTTGTGACTCCTACGATATATCAGGTGTTGTTGGTGGAGGAGGTTCTAATGGCGCTCTTCACGGACTAACTAAATTTAATATGGATGATGCTCCAAGTAATCATTTCTTTTTAGAATACATAGCAAGACCGCAGACCGCAGAGATATTTTATGAGGACGTACTGATGGCTTGTGTATTTTACGGTATGCCTATCTTAGTAGAGAATAACAAACCACGGTTATTATATCATTTTAAAAATAGAGGATACAGAAACTATTGTATGAATAGGCCGGACAAACACAAGAACAAACTATCCAAAACAGAAAAGGAACTTGGAGGTATACCAAACTCAAGTGAGGATGTAAAGCAGGCACACGCATCTGCTATTGAATCCTACATAGAGAAGTACGTAGGTGTGGATATGGATGGTACATATAGAGCCTCTGATGAGATGGGGGATATGGTCTTTACAAGAACCCTTGAGGATTGGGCAAAGTTTGATATTACCAATAGAACCAAGTATGATGCGAGTATATCTTCAGGCTTAGCTATAATGGCTTGTCAAAAGCACATATACCAACCTGAGAAAAAACAGTCAAAAATAAACATTAACTTTGCAAGGTATAATAACAAGGGAACAACAAGCGAAATTATTAGATGAAAGATGTTAAGGTAAACATAACATCGACAGGGTTTCCAAGTCAATTTGTTTCTGATGCAGAAAAAGCATCAGATGCTTTCGGTTTACAAATCGGGCAAGCCATTCAGTATGAGTGGTTCAAAAAGGACGGGACACAATGTAGATTCTATGACCAATGGAGAAACTTTCATAGGTTAAGACTATATGCACGTGGCGAACAACCTGTTGGTAAATATAAAAACGAATTAGCAATTAACGGTGACTTGTCTTATCTAAACTTGGATTGGACTCCTGTACCTATTCTTCCTAAGTTCGTGGACATTGTAGTCAATGGGATGTCCGATAGATTATTCAAGGTTAAGGCTTATGCTCAAGATGCTATGTCTCAATCTAAGAGAAGTAAGTATCAGGATATGATTGAAGGTCAGATGCTTGCAAAACCTATGTTAGAGGTTATTCAACAAAAGACAGGCGCTAATCCATTTACTATAGAGCCTGAAGAGTTACCGAAGTCAGATGAAGAGTTGTCATTATATATGCAACTCAATTACAAGCCTGCTATTGAAATAGCAGAAGAAGAGGCTATCAATACTATTCTTGAAGAGAACAAGTATATAGACTTGAGAAAACGTCTTGACTATGACTTAACCGTGTTAGGTATATCTACGGCTAAACACGAGTTCCTTCCCGGAGCAGGTGTAGAGGTTAAATATGTTGACCCCGCTAATGTTGTATATAGCTACACAGAAGACCCACACTTTAAGGATTGTTTCTATTGGGGTGAGATTAAAACACTTCCTATTACAGAACTAACTAAGATTGACCCAACGCTTACTAAAGAGCAGTTGGAAGAAATCGCTAAGAGTGGGCAGAGTTGGTATGACTATTACAATACTGCTCAGTATTATGATAACGATATATTCTACAGAGATACTGTAACCCTAATGTACTTTAATTATAAGACCACTAAAAAAATGGTCTATAAGAAAAAGATTAACGAAGAGACAGGGGCTACAAAAGTTATTCAAAAGGATGACACCTTCAATCCACCACAAGAAATGATGGATGAGAATAACTTTGAGAAAATAGAAAAGACCATTGATGTATGGTATGATGGTGTGATGGTTATGGGAACTAACTACTTATTGAAGTGGGAGTTGGCCGAGAATATGGTTAGACCAAAATCATCGTCACAACACGCATTACCAAACTATGTGGCAGTAGCACCAAGAATGTATAAAGGTGTTATTGAGTCTTTGGTTAGGAGAATGATACCATTCGCTGACCTGATTCAGATTACACACCTCAAGCTACAACAGGTTATTGCTAAGGTAGTTCCCGATGGTGTATTCATAGATGCCGATGGCTTGAATGAAGTGGACCTTGGTACAGGTAACGCTTATAATCCTGAAGATGCATTGAGACTATACTTCCAAACAGGTTCTGTTATTGGTAGGTCTTATACTCAGGATGGTGAGTTTAATAATGCAAGAGTTCCTATTCAGCAGTTAACGTCTAATTCAGGCGCATCTAAGACACAAATGCTTATAGGCAACTATAACCATTACTTAAATATGATACGCTCTGTAACAGGCTTAAATGAAGCGAGAGACGGTAGTATGCCTGACCCTAATTCATTAGTTGGTTTACAGAAGTTAGCAGCGTTAAATTCTAATACTGCAACACGTCACATTCTTGATGGCAGCTTGTATATGTTTAGAAGTCTTTCTGAGGCATTAACATATAGGATTGGAGATATATTGGAGTATGCCGATTTTGCAGATGATTTTGCAAATAAGATTGGAAAGTACAATGTAAGCATCCTTAACGATATTAAGGACTTATATATTTATGACTTCGGAATCTTTATTGAGGTAGCACCTGACGAAGAAGAGAAGGCACAACTTGAGCAAAATATTCAGATGGCACTATCTAAAGGCGATATTAACCTTGAAGATGCTATTGATATTAGAGAGATTAAAAACATTAAGCTTGCTAACCAACTCTTGAAAGTGAAGCGTAAAGCTAAGCAGGATAGAGAAGAGCAGATGCAAATGCAGAAGCAGGCAATGCAATCTCAACAACAATTAAAATCTCAAGAGATTTCTGCTCAGTTGGCAATGAAGAAAATAGAAATGGAAACTCAGGCCAAGATACAGATTCAGCAGTCAGAGATTCAGAACCAAATTATGAAGCTTCAGCAGGAGGCAGAACTTAAATCTATACTTATGGATAAGGAGTTCCAAATCAATATGCAGCTACGTGGTATGGAGGTTGGCGCTTTACAAGAGCGTGAGAAAGAAAGAGAAAAGGCTAAGTCGAGTAGGATTAGTCAGCAGAATACAGAACAATCAAAGCTTATTAATCAGAGAAAGAATAATCTTCCTCCAATGAACTTCGAGTCAAACGAAGATAGCTTAGATGGTTTTGATTTAGCTGAGTTCTCACCTCGATAAATGTCTAAATTTTTTATATTAAATTTGTAACTTAAATTAAACTCATATGGAATTAAAGGTAAGAGCCATTGATGGCATCGAGCAGAAGTCGGTTCAAGAAGTTGAAAACGAACTGCTTGAAAAACACGAGCAAGAAGTAAACTCAGAAGTTGACAGTTCAACAGAACAAGTAAACTCAGAAGTTGACAATGATA